AGGAATCCAGCCCTAATTTTTAGGCTCAAAAAGTTTTAGCGGACAGCAATATTTTTGATAACAAATCGTCCGATACGAAGCACAATCTTTGGAATTTCCATTTCAAAGAAACATATATGCAAGCCTATGGCTCTTGTCATTAGCAAGTCATCATGTTTACCGGTAATCGCTCCGAAAGCTCCGTTCGGTTTTTTCTCGTAACACAAATATTCGTCCAGGCAACGTTCGTCACGTTCTGTGTATAAATTCTCACGAATAACCTTGACTAAGGTTGATATAATCATTGGTTTGGTTGAGACATTGGTATGGAAGCCGTATTTGGTAGGCAATCCCTCGCGTACGGCTTCTTCGGACTGACCACGTGCATAGAGATTAGGGTAAATCTCTTTGATTTGATTAAGGATGAACTGTGACTGGTCGCCATCTACCTGCCGCTCCTTGTCATGCGTTTCCAAGGTGTTGCTTTCTATCACCAAGAGTGAATTGTCATAAAAAGCCGCTATTTGTGCCGCTTTCCACGCAAGCTGGTCGATGTCGCAATGTCCGTACCATTGTGCCACTACGACAGGCTTGCCACCATCAATCATAAACAGACGGTCAAGCACAAGAACAACAGAGAAGTCTGCTTTATTGGAGCGTCCACCCACATCGACAATCGTGAGGTAACGATTTGTAACAACTTCCTTTTCATCTGTTTCCGGCAACTCCCAAATATGCAACAATCCCTGTTTGTCTTTCACAAAACGCAAGTTCTGCAAAGCGTTCTTGCCCTCATCCGCATCGGCACAGACTTCACCGACATATTTAGGTTTCTTGCAGGTCTTACGCATTGCATCGACCTTGTATTTGTCGAACACACGTGCTCCCGAATGTACGAAGGCTTCCACATCATCAGACGGAAATTCGGCAGCCATCTGCCCATGGTCATTGTACTTCCTGCGTTCGGCTATGTACCAATGGATAGCTTCGAGCGTAGCACCTTTTTCCCACAGCGACCAAAGATACTTACCGCATTCCTCACGTTCGGAATCTGTATTTTCATTGTCCCGATTCTGATAAAGCCATTCTGCAAAATCCCATTTTTCTTTGTCCGAATCAAAAGCGAGTGTATATTGCTCGATGTCGAACCATGAAACGAACATTGCCTCGAACTGGGATTTCCCTTCTTTTGCGGCAGTATATTCGCGATGAAAGAAGTTCCCGGTGCCATTTGCTGTGCTTTCATAAACAATCATGGTGTAGGGCTTGAGGAGAATACCCGAACAGGCGGAGCGCACAATGTCTTCCGGTTTCTTTCCCTCCGTAGCCTTCCATATTCCCACTTCGGAGAGATGTACAAGATTGTAATCACCGCCACGACACGAATCCGGGCGTTCAGCCGTACCAATCTTGATTTTGCAGTTACGCTGCGGAATACGCGATATACTTCCCGATTTTCCCACTCCTACAATCTTCGGCTCGTTCTCATTGTAGGCTTCATCAATTTTATAGAGCATTTCGACAGGATAACTTTTAATCATCCGGTCGAACATATCCTTGATTTCATCGGAGCCTGCGCCCTGATGTGCAATGATAAGTGAGTTTAAGCCGGTTTTGTGAAGCAGCTGCAACCATGCCATATAAAGCTGTGAAGTGGTGGAACCACCCCATTGCCGTGCTTTAAGCAGGATGATGCGTATCGGTTTCCCTGCAATACGCAATTTCTCAAGCCGATCCACAAAACGCCGTTGAGGTCTTGTCAGACGAAACAGGACATCCTCACCGCCGCCTTTGGCCTTGATATAGACAAATGTTGCCGCCCAAAACGGAAAATCCTCGCGGCTGCGTATTCGTACAAACTGCTCTATGACCTTCAAGCGATCATCCTGATTGTCTTCCACGCCCATGTAGTCCGTGAGAAATTTGGAAATAGAACCGGCTTCGATGAGTTGGCGTACAAGCGGCACTTTCATGATACGTTCCGGTAACCACTGGGTATGTATAGGAAAGTCACTGATGGTACACTTTACACGTTTACCGACAGAACCTTCTCCGGTAATTGGATTGAACTTTGCATATACAATCGCATTGCGGCGTTCATTCTCTGTCAATATGTCCTTGATGGCCTTATCTTTCATGGTGCATGATTTTAACAGGCTTGTTTAGCAGAGCCATGATGAGTCCCAATACATAACACCAAAGATGCAATACGGCATTTATGCCCGGAAACAGGAAGCCTGCCACAAGGTAAAACAGCATCCATAACTGATAATACCGTTTACGTAATACCTCAAACGATATTGAACCAAACAGGGCGAAAACCAATCCGGACAATCCTACCGTTGGCGAATCCATTGTCGTGAAATATCCAAGGGTATCAACTGGAACTGTAACAGCAATCATATAGGCTGACAGCAATCTTCCTATCCCAATATCGTAAATGAAAATAATCGATAATAAACACCATGAATTGAGCAAGGCATGAAACATATTCGTATGGAAAAACGGATACAGCAAGCGTTCTGGCATATTACTTCCAGCGTAAATGCCGACAGTTTGCCAATCCCATTCTCCTGAAAATGACAAACACACAATCATGGCAGAAATCAGGAGAGCCGTAATCTTCTCAACTTTTCTTGCATCCATCGTTTTTTAGCCTTGCATATCATCATCTTGGCACTACCCGGCGTGAGGTAGAATTTCGGTGCGGGTTGAGCAATCACTTTAGCACACAGCTCAGAAATGGTAAGTTCCGGGTATTCTGATTTGAGAGCGACAACCCTTGTATGAATTTCCTCATACATTTCTTTCTTCAACGGCCGCATACCGCTTAAATCGTTCTCACCCCTCATCATGACGGAAACGACCAATGCTGCACGAATATCGCTGACCCAAAACCTCCGGGACGGCATGTTTACAATTACTTTATACACTTCAGGCATACGGATATAATCACACGATGAAATGTATTCATCGTATGCTCTCATCAAGTCGTTCATACGCTCCATAGAGTATTCCATAACTGCTCCTTTATGCTTCATTTTTCTTCCCGTTATAGTACCAAAGTTACCAATAGGAGCGTAAAAAGATAAACATGACATTCTGCTTTCCCTGCCTATTTTTGTCTTGTAGAATCTGACTATAAATTAAATTTTTGAATTATGCCTAATAATACGGAAGTTAAGAGCAATCGCGAGCGATACACAGAGCGATTGAAAGCAAAGTATCCGGACAGAGAATTTGCCGATGATGAAGCGTTATTCGGTCAAATCAATGACGATTACGATGGTTACGACAAGGAATTGTCCGGTTACAAGGAACGTGAAAAAGCGCTGTCCGACCTGTTTGCAAGCAACCCGCAAAGTGCCGCTTTCCTTACTGACTGGAGAAAAGGCGAAGACCCTATCATCGGTATGGTGCGCAAATTCGGGGATGATTTCAAGGCCGCACTTGAAGACCCCGAAAAGCAGGAGGCACTTGCAGCCGCCAACAAGGAATTTGCGGAACGAATCGCCCAAGAGAAAGAGTACGAGGGAGAGTATCAGAAGAACCTCGACGAAACCCTGACCACCCTTGAAGCCATGCAACAGGAAGAAGGATTGCCGGATGAGGACATCGACAGCGCAATGGATTTCCTTGTAGGCATTGTACGTGACGGAATCATGGGTAAGTTTACACGTGAAAGTATAGAAATGGCCATAAAAGCAATCAGGCACGACAGCGATGTGGAAGCTGCCGGACACGAGGGTGAAGTAAAGGGGCGCAACAGCAAGATTGAAGAAAAACTACGCAAAGCAGGCAAAAATGACGGTACAGCCGACCTTGCCGGTAAAAACGGTGGTGGCAGTGGCGGTTCACGACAGATGCCTGACCTCGGTGCAATCGGGCGTTATGATGGTACACAGAACATTTGGGAGCGTGGCGGTGAAAAACGCAAGGCGATAAACAGATAAATATAAACCAATTACATTTTTAACTTTTAAAATTTCGAGCAATGAAGAAAACAATGAGTTTCTTTTGTCGCATTACGCTGATGATATTGGCGTTTGTGACGGGTGCATCAAGCGGTGTCATGATGGCAGAAGCATCGAACCTGCCTGATGCGGGTAAAACAACAGCCGGTGCGGACGGTACGGGTGGAACAGACGGTATTTCCACTGAAACAGGAGGGCGTGAAACCGGTGACCCAAATTTCTATTTGAGTGATGTGGACAAACGCATCGTGAAAATCCGTCCGATGGCTACTCCAATTGACCAAATCAGCCGTTATGCAAAATCAAGCTCCACCAATTCATTTGAAGTGAAGTATTACAGCGTGGGTACACGTGAAATCAAATGCAGTACCAACAAAAAGCTGGAAGCTATGCTCAGCGGTGCGAGCGTGTCGTTGCCGGTAGATGATTTGAATATGTTCACGTTGGATGATACCATTAGGGTAGTCGGTGTCAGTGCCATCACCAAACCGGACGGAACGAAATATACGGAAGATGACAGCAACGTTCCGGACCTCGTGCTTTGTGTGTGCGGAAAGGACAGCTCAACAAATCTTCCTACAGTGTATGCCGTAAATGGCAAAATGGATGATTCAAGCAAACAGCCGATTCTTGTTCCGGAAATTCCACAAGGAACAACGCTTGTACGCATGGGAAAAGCATGTGGGGAATTGGATGTTCAGACAGGACGATTCAATAATATCCCTATGCCTGAAACCCAGTATTGTCAGAACTTCATGATTCAGGTAGAGCAATCAACTTTTGACAAGATTGCCGCCAAAGAAGTGAACTGGAATTTCTCAGACATTGAAGAAGACGGTGTATATGATATGCGCCTCGCAATGGAAAATACTTATCTGTTCGGTGTGAAGCAGGTTATCAAGCACATTGCAAAGGACGGCATGAACACTTGGTTTACAGGTGGTATCTGGTGGATGGCCGGAAAGGACATCGAGGTGGGCGAATGGGATACTGACAAGAAATGCGCCATAATTACCGATGAAAACCTTGTGGATATTACCAAAGACCTTTTTGTTGGTACCGGCATCGGTAACAAGCGTAAGATTTTATTTTGTGGAAGTGATATGCTCTCTGCATTCTCCAAGATAAAGAGCGAAAAATTCCGCTTGAAAGATACCGTGGAGGTATGGAACTTGAAATTCAAATCTTGGGATACTGATTTCGGAGAAGTATTGACCATACATCATGAACTGTTCGATGTAAACGGAATGAGTGATTGCGGCTTTGCAATGGATCCGGAATATCTTTCCAAAAAAACACATGTGTCTTGGGCACGTAACGTACTCGACTTGCAAAAGGCCGGTATCCGCCGTACCGATGCGGTAGTTATCCAAGAGGTGAGCTGCCTGTATCTGCGCTATGCAAAGGCACATGCACGTATGAGACTGGCTAAAGCACCCGCCCAAGATTTAAATGCGGCATAATAAAGAGTTCATAAAGAATTATTAATTACCGGGGATGGGATAAGGTGTCCCGTCCCCTTTTTACTTTTAAGAATATGATTACGAAAACCTACAAGGCGAATACCAATATCAGTATTAATGTGGTACTTCCGAGCAAGAAGAACCTGCATATCGCATTCGTTCCATTGTCAAACGGAAGCAGTGTATTCACTACCGACAACGAGGACATACAGAAGTCTGTAGAGAACCATTACAAGTTTGGCAAACTGTTCAAACTTCATTCTGTGCACGGGCAATCCGAGACAGTAGAAACAGCCGGAAAAGCGTCTAAAAACGGTTCATCTGAAAAACTTCATTCCGAAAGTACGCACAATGGTGAAGACACGCCTGCCAACGAAACCGGCAGACAGGACGAAATGCCGCAAGAAGACGCAGGGGATAACAATACGACATCTCGCAAAGTCAAAGTAAGCGACATTGCAAGTGCAAAAGATTACCTTGCAGACACTTTCGGTATCAGCCGCACTTCCATGCGCTCGACCAAGGCAATCATGGAGCAGGCAGCAGCAAACGGAATTGAGTTTGAAGGTCTGGAATAAAGATAAGGGCTTATGGCTGTATATCAGAAGAACAAAATACAGGAGGATGTACGCACCGCCCTGGACCAAAACATGAACAGCGATACGTTGAAGATTATAGGCGATGTGGACACTCTTGCACTTGACGACATCATTGCATCAAAGATTTTGGAAGCAGTAAAGCGTGTGCACAGCTCTGCACCGTCCTATTTGCTTGACGGCGGACACAACTTCGGTGATGCCATATATTGGAAAGAGCATGAAAGCGGATGGATATTACTGCCGGAAGATTTCATGCGTTTTGTCGTTTTCCAAATGAACGATTGGGAGCGTGCGGTATTTAATCCCATAAACACCGATGACCCTGAATATGAAAAACAGTCTTCCCGATTTAAAGGCATAAGAGGAACGTGTCAACGGCCTGTATGCGCCATATCCATACGACCGGAAGGAAGAGTGATGGAATTTTATTCATGCAAAACGACAGAAGCGAAAGTGAGCCGTGCTGTATATCTGCCTTACCCGAAAATAGACAAATATGGCGCGGTAGAAATCTGTGAGAAATGTTATGATGCTGTGATATATACCATAGCTGCATTAGTATTAACGACATTCGGCGATACGGAAAAAAGTGCCGCATTGAACGAATTGGCTAAATCTGTATTAATATGAGTTACGAATCAAAGCATATAGACGGTGATGTCTCCGTTGGTCGCAATACAGCGATAGGTGGTGACGCGACCGTTCAGGGAAAGACCCACTTGAAAGGAAACGTAATGGTGGACGGCTGGCTTGAGGCAAAAAATATCAAGGGAGTGAGCAAAGGACTGTTCACGACCATCGAAAAACTGAAAGCGGCTTATCCTTTACCACATGACGGATGGTGGGCACTTGTGGGTGTTTCCTTACCAGCTCCCATATATGTGGGCGATGGCGGAGAATGGGTTCCGACCGGACAGAGTGGAGGCAACCCGACCATAGACAGCGGTCAGTATAACGAAGCCGTAGAAAAACTGCAAGAGGATATTACCAAACTGCAGGACGACATTACGGATATAGAAGCCCGCAACAAAGCGCAAGACACCAACCTCACCACGCTTGGTGATAGTGTCAACTCGTTGCAAGACCAAGTAAACACGACCAAGGATACTGCAAACAAGGCAAACAACAAGGCGAATGAAGTTGGAAGCCAACTGAACTCTTTCAAAGAATCAAAAGGTGAAAACGGAGGAATCGCCCCTCTTGACGAACAAGGGAAAGTACCGAGCCGACATTTGCCCGGATACATTGATGACGTGGTAGATTTTTATGGCATTTCCGTAGGCATTACTGTAAAAAATGAATCCATAGACAAAAATTCCAACGATGAGGGTTGTAAAGTTGTATATGATAAGGAACATGGTTGCTTTGTGCTTGCATACGTTCCGACAATCGGAGAATCCGAGACTGCTACTTATTATAACAACTGGTTGGATGCAGATGTTTTCGGTACGGCAAGTACAAACGGGCGAATACCCTCTTCCGGCAAAGTCTTTCTATGTGAAGAAGATGGAAAAAGTTATCGTTGGAGCGGTAAGCAACTGACTTCAATTGGCTCCGACCTTGCTCTCGGACATACAAGCTCTACTGCATTCCCCGGTGATGAAGGTGCGAAGTTACAGGAAGATATGAAGCAGGTCGAAGAAAACAAGAAGGCAATACTTTCACTCAATAAACAAGTCGTATCGCGTAGCGTTGTGAATGTCAATCATCTGTTTGACCTTTCAGATAGGGAGATAACATTTTCCGTAGCACTTGACAGGTGTGCGACTTCTGAATATGCTTCTGCTTTGCAGATTCCGGGTGTTGTCTTGATATTCCTTACAGAAGCCGGATGGGTTTCAAAACAATGGACAAATACCTCTGATTGGAGTAAAGAAAGCAACTGGACGGATTTCGGGACTTCCGGTGGTGGAAACGTAGGCAACACCATCAACGTGAACGACCTTTGCGGAGATGGAGAATATACTTTGGGAACAGCCATAAAAGCTGTTGTTGACCTTGAGAAAGAAAGCGGGTTCTCTTATTTGAAAAGCGGTATCGTCCTTACATTCAAGACTGCGGAAAGTGATAAAAATGGCGCACCTGTATGGCTTGCCTATCAGTTCACACGCGATAAGAGTGACATCAGCCCTGATGATCTGAAACCGTGGGTAGCATTCGGCAGTGGCGGAAGCAAGGTGGAAACATCCGACAAACCGGCAGAGGGAGGAAAAGATGCCCTTTCCACAGGCGGGGCATACATAATGCAGGAGAAAGCTATCGGCGGATTTGATGAAGAAAGTGATGAAGACTACATTTACTACAAAGCCACCAATCTGAATGGCGGACAGATAGAGGATATTGTGCTTAAAATACCCAAAAATGGAGGTGGTGGCGGCTCCAGTGAGGATAGTACATTGTCTATCTACTTCGAGGAAGCCGCTCCTATTATGGCATTCGGCTCAGAGATAAAAATCAATGTAGCTTTGCGTAGTGTCAGCTATCCTGATGGTAACGAGGTGCTTGGTGTCATTCGTAACATCACTATTATTGATGCAAGCACCGGACTGACATTATCCAGTGAGGATATGAACACTGTAGGCTCTGCAAGTGCGACCGATTACAAGTTTGAACTTGACTTCACAAGTTATTTCAGCAGTGCCGCCAGCAAAAGCTTCTTTGTGCAAGCTACAGATTCGGATGGAAATACCAAGAAAAAAGCCATTACCATTATGGCTGTGGATATTACCGTAGAACAACCCATGGCTTTGAATTACACAAGTGATACTATCCTTGTTGCAGGTGGTCCGGCAAAAAATATCGGACAATTCTATAAATTCCCTAATAACACTTCATCCATTCTTGCAGTAGTGGAGATGTTCTATAATGGAGAATGGAAGAAACTTGGTGAAGCAACGGTAAGCGACAGTTATACCAAAGGCATCTCTGTCAATCCAACAAATGTATTCGGTGGCGGAGAAAGACTTTCGCATGGCGCATATCCTGTACGAATATACGGTACGGAGAAGAAATCCGGAGTAAAGGGAAACACCATCTATTCCGCTATCATGTGTGTGGACGAAAACAGTAATACTCCCATCGTCGCCATCAGGTTCAATGACAAGAACAACGGCACGTTACGTTTATATGACAACCTTACCGTAGAGGTGGCTGCGTATACTCCCGGCAAGACTGAAACGCATGTAGATGTTTTCTACAGCGAGGAGAAAGTTACAGCTGTGGAAGCTATGATTGCCGAAACGGTTACAGTGAACAAGCAGATAAGCGGATATAGTACGGACGGAAGCCAAAGTATTACCGTACATGCCGAAAGTGGCGGTGTATCCACCAATGAAATCAAGGTTACGATAAAAGGGAGTGCCATTGATATAGCGATCAAGGACGGTGCTTTGTTCGGATATGATTTTTCTACACGTAGCAACAGTGAGAGCGATCATACTATCACACATAACGGAGTGACAATGGATGTACGAGGTGCAAACTGGTCAAGCAACGGATTTGTAGACTTTCTTAAGGAGCGTTCTTTGCGTATTGCAGAAAATGTAACAGCTGAAGTATTGGATTACCATCCTTTTGGAAACGCATCAGTGGAAACTACGAGCGGATGTGCCATCCAATTTGCCTTTGCCACCAAAAATATCAAGGAAGCTGATTCAAAGCTGATAGAATGCTATGACCCTGATAGCGGAGCCGGTTTCTATGTCTGTGGAAATAAAGCTGCGATATACTGCAAGACCGGACAACCGGCTTTGGTGGAACGCTCATTCCGACAAGGTGAAAAAATTACCATGGCCGTAGTTGTAGAACCATCTACCATTTATGTATCACGTGGGGGAAGCAATTATTCCTGTATCAAACTGTATTTGAATGGTGAAGAGGTCGGCTGTATAGGATATATCAGTAATAGCGGTGCTATCCTTAATTCAAAAACCATAACATTTGACGGAACGGAAGGAGACCTGTATTTGTATTATGTACTTGCCTACAACAGTCATTATGAATGGGCGCAAGCTTTTAGAAACTATTTGTGCAAGTTGACTGATACTTCAGCAATGATACAGGAGTATGAAGCGGAGAATGTGCTTGATACACAGAATCGTCCGACAATAGAAGCCCTTTCCGCAAAAGGCATACCTTATTATGTGGTCGTGTCAGACCAGCAAACCTTTGACACGTTTGACGGTGATATTGATACAAGCAAGAAGTTCAAATGTACGTTGTTCTATTATCATCCGACTATGCCGTGGAGAAGTTTTAAGGCTATCAATGTGCAATGGCGCAGGCAGGGAACCACTTCGGCAAAACGGCCTATCAAGAACGACCGTTTCTATCTTCAAAAGAATGATGGTTGGGAGGTAACTCCTATTTATCCGGATTATGACAGTGAAGATGCTCAAATATCATATAAACTGATGAAAATAGGTTATGTCCGTGTAGGCGAAGATTCTATTCCGGTAAAAATAATAACGGTGAAAGTGGATTATTCCGACAGCTCCAATGCCAACGACTGCGGTGTGTGCGGTTTGATGAATGCCACATTTCGTGCACTCGGAAGTAATTACCTGACTCCCGCTCAGCGTTCATTCGATGGAACTTGGGCAAAGAGTGACATATCATTAAAGGGATTGGAAATGAATCACTCGACAGCCAATCATCCCATTGCCGCATTCCGTGCTACACAGGAAAGCTTGACAGACGCATGGTTTCATGCAAAAGGAAACTGGAAAGAGGATAAGGGAGAACAGGTTGCGCTTGGGTTTAAAGATACTCCCGGTTACAATAAAGGCTGCGTGAACTATGGAGATTTTGTGGAATATTTCGGACAAAATGGCGAAAGCCTCGACCAGATAGAAACACGTTTTAAGAATGATATTACCACCGATAAAGAAAAGCTTTATCTTCTTTCCCTATATTGCGGACAGGACTACCGGTTTATGTCATACGAACGGGGAGAGTGGACGCGACAAGCCGGAGAGATGAAGCAGGAAAACGGCAAGTGGAAGATTACAGGCAAGGTCCTTAATCCGGTAAGCGGTTACGAATTGCTCACATATGATGGAATGAACTGGTGGCAAGGGGTTGGCAGCGTTGAAGATATGATGGAACCTACTACCGCAGAGTCCTCGTGGGTAACGAAACTCAAACTCGGACAGGATACTTATCCGATGTGGACAAGGTACTTTGAATGCATGATAGACGATGACCAGCTACAGATAGACTTGGCTATGGGACGGAAAGTTCCTTATGACCTTTATCAAGTCCTGAAATTCTGTGATAGTTGCGATTATGCCAAGGAAGAACTCGCAGGGAAATGGCAGGAAATTTGGAAGACAGAGATGTGGAAATACATCAATCCGTACTCATTGGTTTCCTATTATCTTTTCACCGATTATCTTGCCGCTGTCGACCAACAGGCGAAAAACATGCAACCGATGTTCTTCCTTGAAGACGGCTGCAGCGTCAAGGACGGTGTTTATAGCGGAGCAAACGGTATGGAAGCACGAAGAATGTATCTTAATAAAGTTTATGACTGTGATACCTGTAACGGTAAGGATAATGACGGCGGGCAAACCATTGACCCGGAAGTTGACCCCGGTGACCTGACAAACAGTGCATACGCCGGAAGAGGAAGCGTGCTTTGGAATGATATACGTGGTCAGCAGACTATGGATGTAGACCAAAATGCCAATACAATTACATTGCCTGCAATAGCAGATACGATGCGTTCGCTTCCCGATACACTTGGAATCGGTGCCGGACCGTTTTCTCCCAAGGGGGCTGACTATTATTTTGTAAAACAGATAATGAAAAAATGGCCTAAAGTTGTTTCAAGTTATGACGGAGAACGGAAGTATATCAAATATACAGGATATAACGACCTCTATTTCTATGCATTGCAAGGGCTGGGGCTGACATCTCTTCCCGCTTTTATAGAACAACGCTGGCGCATCCGTGACGGATACTACCGCTGTGGGGATTTCAAGGCGGAAAGCGGTTATATTGGTGGACGTATCGGTGCAAAAGAAGGTGCAGTCATCAGATTTAAAGCGGCCAAGAGTGGGTATTTCGGTATCGGTAACGATAGTGGAAACATTACACAGGGAATCTTTCTGAAGGCAGGGGAAAGCGGTACATTCACAGATTTCCAGCATGGGGAAAACATCATGCTGTACATATATCAGGCAGACCGCATGAGCATGATAGATTTAAGTGAAGTAAGTATTGACCCTCAATTCGGGAATACCCTTTCAAAAATGTCGTTGCTACAGGAACTGTATCTCGGTAGTGAAAATCATAAGGAATGGAAAATGTCGCCCGGAAACACCGGATTTCTTACCAATTTGGATTTAGGAGACATGCCGTTTCTCACTACATTGGATATTCGAAACACGGAAATTATAACCGTCAATTGCTCAAAGTGTCCACGAATGGAGAGTGTGCATGCCGATAATACTTCTTTGTCTGCAATAACGTTTGCTGAAACTTCTCCGATAAGTACGCTTGCCCTTCCCGGTACTATCACTGAACTTGTATTGAACAATCTGCCTAATCTGACTTATCCCGGCGGGCTTTCTCTTGGTGGTGTCAGTAAGGTTACAAAAATATTCGTGAATGAATGTCCGTATATTGATACGATGACTCTGTTGGAACAGGTGGTCAATGCAAGTGAATTGAAAACCGTCCGTATTCCCAACGTAAATGCTACGGCGAGTGTTGAAATGCTTCGTTCCATAAAAAACGGTGGGGCTATAGGATTGGATGCGAATGGTAATGCGTACGATGAAAAAGGACAGTGTAGCGGAATAACCGGACGATGGATATTGGTCGAACTGATAGAGCAGAACGAAATCGAAGAGCTTGTCCGGTATTTTCCCCAACTTGAACTTCATAATTCGCAGTTCTCTATTGTGAAAATCAGCGATACGGTAGACAATGATTCGTGTGAGAAGTATAGCAATCCCGAAAATAAGACGGGGGCGGATTATGGCAACACATATATTCCAAGCGGGCATACCCTTGCCATCAAGAAAGGATGCCATGCCTATAAATGCTCATTCAACACGAAGAAAAACCAGATGGAAGGCGTGCAGTTAAGCGATACGGATTTCAACTACCTGAAAAACGGCAGCAGCTTTGACATAACGGACACCGCCGGAGAGGGCTTTGATATATTCTGGCATGCTCCGCACCATTGGTACAAGGGAGTGAACGACTACAAGAACCAAGTAAAGTATTTTTTCCCTTCTATAACAGAGACCGAACCGCTCTCAACTGCATTGCATAGCAGAAAATCCCTGTTGTCGGAATTGCTATATATGGAAAATACCGGAGTGTATGCGATTGATGCCGTTGTCGGTGAAGTCATAGGCGAGGATGTCATAACCACCGCATCCAATACGAACAGCTACAAGATGGATGTGAGAGGAATGAAGCAGGTAAGATGGCCCGGTCTGAACCATGCCCGGCTTGGAGGCGTGTTCACTGACGAAAACAACCGTGTGCTCAGTACGTTCATCATGTCTGTAAGCCATACCTATTTTGACTTCAACATCGGTGATTATGTGTTCTGTGACATACCTAACGGTGCAAAATGGTTTTATTTCACTTCTTTCCGTGACATTGGCGACATAGAGTGCCTTGTTGTAGACAGCAGCAGTATTGAAGCCATAGAACCTGAATGGACCGAACACACGGTTGGCGACAACGACAGTCTGGTCGGTGTATATCCTATTACCGTTGACGGTTTGAAGATGCCACGCAGCCTTTCCGGTGATATACGTTCGAAGAAAGGCAACGGGACGTCCGTTACATCTAACGAATGGAAATATGACAGTGAGGGTAATCCTATTGAGATGCCTATCGGCGGTTTGAATTACACGGCAAAGGATTTCCAAAACATCTGCCGCTTACGTGGAGTTGGCTATCAGTTGCAGGATTACGAACAGCATAAAGAGATTAGCAATCTATGGTGGGCTTTGAGCGGAACAACCAACGAACAGTCGGTTGTGGGCAATGGCGGACATGACAGCATTCTGAATAAACTGGATTCCATTGGCATGGCTGACAGCAATAATACCGGCAATACGCTCAACTCCATACTTGGATTGAAGCATTATGTGGGTTGTGATTCAGAATGGATGGACTATATCGCTTTTAATGTGCCGAGCTATGAAGCGTTCTACAAGGCAAAATGCACGGAGAACGACAGTTCATATCCAATAGATTATACAGCGCATATTTATGACCCCGTAAACAAAACCGAACGGACTGTTAAAACAGTTGACGCTTCCAATGGAAATTGTGTCGTGCGCATAGTACATGGTGCCAAGTGCGATGTATTGCCCAGCAGAGTACACAAGGGAGATACAAGTATGTATGTAACACATTATGCAGCAGGATTTTGGATAAGTGGAAGCCGAGGCCGTTGTGTTTTGCGGTCCGGCTACGACTCGAATGCGAGCGGCGGTCTCGCTTATGCGAGCGCGTACTTCGCTTCATCGAGCTCGAGCACGAACTACGGGGCGCGTCTGGCCTTCCGCGGAAAATTCGTTATAATTGAATAGAGCGGACCTCGCGATTTCGAAAAAAGCGTTGGAGGGAGAGCCGTAGGCTGCTCCCTCTTTCTTTTTCTCGCGTAAGCGAGTCGATTTTTGAAACTAATTTTTATGTGGTTGTATTTTTGTCTGTAAAACGTTCCATATATAGAACATTTTCACTATATTTGCATTGTGAATGATATAAGATATGGAATTGAAAACGAGATTCAAAGTAATAATGTCGAGTGAAGCCGATGCATTTCTTGACACTCTGCGCCAAGACGTTAAGGATAAAATTATCTATAATGTAGATAAGGTAGCCAATGGTTATATGGACAAAGATTTATTCAAGAAATTAGATGATACTGACATTTGGGAGTTTCGCACCCTGTATAAAGGTATTCAATATCGTCTGTTGGCTTTTTGGGACACCGACGCGGAAACGTTGGTCATTGCCACGCATGGATTTGTGAAGAAAACACAAAAGACCCCACGCAAAGAGATAAACAAGGCGGAAGCCGTCAGAATATTATATTTCAACTCAAAAAAATAAGTATATGGAAGCAATTAAATTTTATACCCTTGATGAAGTTAAGGATAAACATATAGGTGAGGTCGGTACACCGCACAGGGATAAGTATGAAGCTGAATTGCAATCATTTTTGATTGGGGAAGCCATAAAAAAAGCCCGTAAATCCCAAAACATGACCCAAGAGGAATTGGCACAAAAAATCGGTGTACAGCGTTCACAAGTATCCAAGATAGAAAGCGGACGTAATCTGACCCTTTCCACCATTGCGCGAGTGTTTAAGGCCATGGGTATGAAGGCGTCTTTGAGTATTTCCGGTTTAGGAAGCATAACTCTTTAAAAAAATAAAAGGCGGACAATCCCTCGCGCCGTTGTGTTTTGCGGTCCGGCAACAACTCGAATGCGAACAGCGGTCTCGCTTATGCGAACGCGAACAACGCTTCATCGAACTCGAACACGAACTACGGGGCGCGTCTGAAATTCTGTTGGTTAAATTAATCGGAGACCCTGCACAGGTACGAGATTACCACCGCCATTCTCCGAGGGATTCGAGCCTCGGCAACAGCATGATAATATATATTTATTAATGGAAAGCCGGAACATATCTTTAACCACATGTGGGGAGAGGTTGGACCACTCCCCACGAGACCGGAAGGCGGTCAGCGATATATACGATTTATTCCAACCGGCCGTAGCTGCAACTGCGGTCTGTTATCCGTTATATAATCTCATACCGGAGATTATATCCGATGAGAATTTGGAAAGGTCATTCAAGCGTGTCATGGCAAATCTGAGAAGTGCAGATACCCGAAGCGGAAATCGGCAAAGAGAGATAGCTGTAATAGATGGCATTGAATGTTCACCAAGAATGGCCCGTTATGTAAAAAACAAGCATAAGATACTTGATGCGCTGAAAGAACAGATAGGTAACGGCACATTCCGTATAAAGAACCTCAAGTCGTTTACTGTGGATGACGGACCGAAAGTAAGAATTGTGCAAGCCCCGTCAGTCATAGAGCGTATTGGAAGCAATGCGATTATGGAGCCGTTGGAAAAGCATCTTTCACCCCTATTGATAGAAACAACGGCTGCATCCATACAAGGACGCGGACCGCATGGTCTGTTCCATCAGGTGCAGGATACATTGGCAGAGAACCCCAATATACACTATTATTATCAAAGCGATTATAAAGGATATTATGACAGTATTGACCATGATATATTAATCTCCACAATCAGGCGATATGTCGGAGACCCTGTCTTATTGCCTATTCTTGAAAATTTTGTCAAAGCACTATATCCCAACGGGAAGCATGGCATAAGCAAAGGACTGCGTTCCTCACAATTCTTTGGAAACCTTTACCATAATGATATTGATCACCGGATGATTGATGAATATGGTGCAAAACATTACTTCCGTTTTTGTGATGACATCTTTATTCTCGGTGAGAGTAAACGTGATTTGTGGAAATTGCGGGACAAACTACACTATGAAGCAGCTCAAATAGGGCTGACAATAAAACCAAGCGAAAAAGTGGCTCCCATATCCTCCGGTATGGATGCCCTTGGCTTTGTCAACTACGGCGACTATACATTGCTACGAAAACGGACAAAAGTAAATGCAGCCCGAAAACTTTCCAAGATTAAATCACGGAAACGGAGACAGCAAATAATCGGTTCATTCAAGGGTATGGCCTGCCATGCAGATTGCAAACATTTATTTTATATACTTACCAAGAACAACATGAAGAAATTTTCCGAAATGGGTGTTACGTACACTCCAGCAGATGGAAAAAAACGCTTTCCCGGCAAGGTTATGCGTTTGAGCGACATCGTAAATATTCCAATTGAGATACATGATTTTGAAACAGGAATAGACACCAAAGAGGGGGAAGACCGTTATCTGGTATCGTTCCGCAATCCCAGGACTCAAGAATGGGGAAAGTTCTTTACTGCATCGGTTGAGATGAAAGGTATTCTTGACCAAATCAGCGATATTGAGGACGGCTTTCCATTTGAAACAGTTCTCAAATGTGAAATGTTTGACGGAGGCAAACGAAAATACAATTTTACCTGACGGGAAAAAGATAACATACTAATCCGCTCGGTATCCGCTACTTTTGTCGTAAATCAAAATTCATGCAATGGAAAAGATTTACGGCACAAAGAAGCGGCAGGATTGTCTTGTACGTACAGGACGCTCCAAGTGGATACTGTTTTATGGCTTCGGGAAAGATGATGAGAATAGTGAGAATGGCTGGGAGTACCGGCATACATTCGACCATAAACCCACACTTTCCGAAGTCAAGGAACTTGTTGTGTCCGCTATAAACACGGCTACGGAGGAAAAGATTATAAACGGCTTTGTCTGGAACGGGAAAGCAGTATATCTTTCACCCGAAAACCAATTAAACTTTTCCGCTATAGAACGTAGTGAAAAGATTCCTTATCCGCTTATTCTAAAAATCAATGAACAGGAAGATGGTACGCCCATCTATCATACTTTCGAGAATGCAGATGATTTTATTGCGTTCTCCCAAGCAGCGTGCGCCTATGTGATAAAGACTGTTCAGGAAGGGTGGAAAGAAAAGGATGAAGTGGATTGGACGGTATTTAATTTAAAAAGTAATAACGATGAAAAAGTTGATTGAATGGCTCGGAATGAGTAACAGGTGGAAACACCTCATAGGAGGACTGATTATCGGCATTTTTGCATTTGGTTGGTTTACCGCAATGTATGCCGGAGTTTTGACAGCAGGTGCTTTGGAATATAAAGACAAGGTGCATGGCGGTAGATGGGATTGGATTGACTTTGGTCTTACAGTAGCCGGAGCAATGATAGGACAACTAATAGAAGGAACTTTAATATGGAACAACTAAGCACGATTATCCAAGTTGTCGGTTCGCTCATCACATTAGTTATATTGCCCTTGTTATTGCTTAGAAGCAAAAAGAAAAAGGCAGATGCCGAGGCTGAAAAAACCGAAGCAGATAACATCACAGCTTATGCTGCTGAATGGAAAGAATTGTACGAGAAGAAGGAAAAGCGAGTTGTCGAACTGGACGCCAAAATTGACCACCTTTACGCCGAGATAACCAAGTATCGTGACGCTATCCGCGAGCTAAGCGAAAAGAACAGCGAGCTTGCCGTTCAGAATCAAGCACTGGAATTCCGGAAATGCAATAAACATGGTTGTGCAGACCGCGTCCCACCAAGTGAATATTAACCAAATAAATAAGTATGAAGATATTGATTGATAACGGGCATGGTGAAAACACTCCCGGAAAACGTAGTCCTGACGGTTCGTTGCGTGAATATGCTTATGCACGTGAAATTGCAGATAGAATAGCACATGAACTTTCCGCAAGAGGTTATGATGCCGAACGCATTGTTCGGGAAACAGTAGATGTTCCACTATCAGAACGTGCAAGGCGTGTAAACGAAGTTTGCGGACGATACGGAACGGCCAATGTAGTTCTTGTTTCTATCCACTGCAATGCTGCCGGAAACGGTGCAGAATGGATGAACGCAAGAGGATGGAGCGCTTATACATCGAAAGGCAAGACAAAGGCTGATAAACTGGCAACTTTCTTGTATGAAGAAGCTGAAAAAAACTTTATCAGTCAAAGAATACGCAAAGATAATTCTGACGACGATCCTGACTGGGAAGAAAACTTCTATATTTTGAGTAAGACAAAATGCCCGGCTGTACTTACGGAAAACTTTTTTCAGGATAACAAGGATGATGTCCTGTACCTTTGTTCCGAAGAAGGCAAACAAGCTATTGTTAAAACCCATGTAGAGGCAATAACCAGATATATTCAGAAGTATGGTAAAATGGTTTAAAGATATTGTAGCAATATTGTTTGTGGTATTATTTTTCACATCACTGTTTTTTAATGTGCGTTTTTGCATATCGAATAAAAAGTTACCTATAAATGATACCACAAGAATAACTGTTTTCGATACCATACCCTATTACAAGCCTGTACCCAAGGATAGTACCGTTATTAAATACATCACGCAGATTCTTCCTACTGCAAAACCGGATAGTACGAAACAGACTCCGGACGTAGCAGATACGACTAAACCTCCAAATAAAGACAAAGACAGTGTTGAGGTTGAAATCCCCATTACGCATAAGATGTATGAAACAGACACATATCGGGCTTATGTAAGTGGCTTTCATCCACAACTTGACAGCCTGATACTTTTTGCCGGGCGTGATATAATGACCGTAACAGGTAATTATCCCAAACCCAAGAAGAAAAAGTTCAGTATCAGTCTACAGGTAGGATATGGAATAACACTGAGAGAAACGCCGCAATTTTCTCCATGTCTTAGTGTAGGTTTATCGTATAATTTGTTTGATTTCTGATTATGATAGATATTATATTAACGGTCAATAAGGAAAAAGTATATGAAGAGGTAGCAAAGACCACATCGTACACCGGTGCGAAAATGGATGATGAGCTTGCCTACGATCGTATATTTACGACGGATGAGGATAAAAGCATGCTTGAACGTTTTTGGTGCGAGAGTAAGAATACCATATGCAACAGTTTAAAGAAAATGCTTCTTGACGAAACGGAAGCTGACAGTGAATACAGGCTTTCGTTGGGGCTGTCGAATTCATTCGATGAAGCTCTAAAAGAAAGTATGCAGCGTAGCTTGTTTTCATTCTTCGTGATGAATGTCACTGCAAAGTGGTACACGTTTACCAATAAGGAAGAAGCTGCCGGATATGCAACGGAAGCTGCTACCTATATGGAGGATATAATGCGTAAGGCATTTTTCAAAAGAAAGCCCATGCGCCCGACATACGAATAATCATTAATTCAAAATATTATGGCAGAAAATAAGAAAACATTAACCGTGACACAACAGGTCAAAGAACTTGTCTATGATATTCAGAACAAAGCGTATTTGACGGGACAGGCACGAGAAGCGGCCGGCAAGAGCTATCAAGTCGCATCCAATATGCAAGCAAGTGATGACGATGAAAACAGCTATCAGATACGTCGTTCGTTGGCCAATGCCTTTTCCTCTTTAAAAAGTCTGCTTGGAGAGTATCTCAATGAGGATAATACAACAAGCGATAACCTGATGGATGAAGAGATAGATAATAACGGTAAACTTTCATTGGAGTTTTTGCTTCCGTCTAACTATAACAACGCTTCGGCGGACGCACTGGGAAATGGCATACATTCATATCTTGTAGATATGGCACTTGGAGAGTGGTTTGCCATAACCAGTCCGGAAGATGCCAATGCGTATATACAACACTCCGGGGTGAGTCTTGAAAACGTGAAGCGTGCACTCTACAAACGCAGCCGTCCGGAAAGACCGACTTATGATTAATTGATGTTCAAGCCTATGGTATATTGTCAAAACAGCCAGTCTAAAACAAAAGCGGTAACACTTGTGTTTAAAAGGGAAGAACTGCTTTACGATGCGGAGAATTATTCTTTTGTAGAGGGCGACATTATGCAAGCGGAAGATGAACACGCCAGACATCAAGTATTCGACATCGGTCAGGACGGTAATGTGGACAGAGTTACGAGAATACTTAACCTCGTACATTCTGAATGCGTGGAAATGTTGTTTCCTTATACGAAAGAAGAAATTTCCGATAAGCAGGAACCCCTTGATAATGTTATGACCGTGCCGGAAGAATACCTCATAACCCTTGTTTTGCCTGTGGAATTTTCATTGTCTACCGTGAAGTTGCTGAAACATCTGATACACGAATATATGGTCTGCAAGGTCCTTGCCGACTGGATGAGCATAACAAATCCAGGCAGCCAAGCCAACTGGGAAGATAAAGCCCGAAATATCCGAATCAAGATACAGACTTCCCTTGTTTCACGAAAAGGCAAGATAAGACGAAAACTAAAACCGTTTTAAGAATAGACAAGAGCCGGGGTGCATCACGCATACCGGCTCTTTCTCCTTATAAACAATCTGATAACCTTAAAAATAACTGACCTATATGTTTCATTTATCGTAGTCTGTTGAGCATACGGGGATTGAACTGGACACTAAATCCTAACAGGCTTTCGGATTTGTCAAGTGTACAAATGAGTGCAATTCTAAATGCTTTGTACGGTGTTCCTCTGAAACCACGCATATATTTGTCTGTACTGCTCCATACAGTATGCCAATTAAACAAATCATTCGAACCGTACAGTACTTGTACTACATGTCCCGACTTAAAATATCCACGTTGAATGATGGTATCTATCGTCTTGAACACATCTGGCTCATCCATTTTGAAAGGGCGGGTAACCACTAATGCCGTTATGTTTTCAGCAGATGATGTAGAAAAATCCACAAGTCTGTTTCCGTCAGCCATTGCTAATGCTTCCGGATACGAATTGACATTGTTCACTATGTCTGACAGCATCATTCCCCAAAGCTTTGACTTCAACGAAAACACATAAGCATAGCGTACAGCCGGGTTATACACAATGATATGCTGATTGGTATAATCATATATCATCCGGCAAGCGGCAAGAAAATCAAAAAACGGAATCATAGCAATATCGTCAAGAGCCGTTCGTTCATTTTCGCTTGCTTTTCCATTATAAACTGATAGAAGTTTATCCGATCTTGGCAAATCAGAAATAGAAAACAAATCTTCCGCATTTAAACTTTCTGATATGCACTGCACAGTAGAACCACTTATCAGCATAATACCTCTATTGGTGGCAAACAGCACTGCATTATCAATTTGTGTGATACTGTTCGTATTTATACAAACCTCCCGTGTTACAGGTTGCCGTGCTGAGTATGATCCCGTATTTGATACTTCTAAGGCCCATACACCTTCTGATGTAAAAGCATAAAGTGGAAACTGACCGAACTGTCCCTCTGATAAAGCTTTTACAGCCGAAGATATACCAAGAATAGTGCCAGTACCTATTGTATTGATACCGAGAACCGGAAAGTGAAATGGATTATTGATTTCCGATGTGTATATTTTGTTCGGTAAATCAATTATTCGCTGTTCACGGGGACTTGCTGTAGGATAATCACTAAGTCCTGTCGGAGGATTTTCCCAACCGGCAAAATAAAAAGCTCCGTTAAGGAATTTGTGCTGTTCAAGTGGCACTTCATAATATTGTGGTAATCCATAATGCGTCACAATAACTGCTTTGTATGCGTTTATATTAGGGTAGAACAAAAACAGCAATGGCGGATCCAATATTGACGCTTGATAAGATTCTCCATTGACCACTATGTCCCGACCATCCTGCTTGATATAGAAGTATACAGAAACAGGCATTGTTCCATCAAAATAAGTAGGGGACATTCCATCAAAATTAGCAACATATCCGTTGGTATATGTAATCATCGCTCCTGTGTTATACAAGTTATATAATTCTTTTTGAATGTTTGCGATGTTAAGTCTTGAATTATAAACAAACGAATAATGTGGAAGCAATTTATCATGACTGTCATAATCATCTGTCATAACTTCTCGTGTTACCAATGACTGTAGATAATCTTCTTCGATTACCAGTTTTGTACGTGTAGTGGAAAGTTGTTCAATACGGAGACTTTCAAGCAGGTAGAATTGCGATGTTGAACGAATATCCTCTTTTACATCATCAATACTTCTACGAGGAATCATCAAACGTCCACTTGGATAAGTCAGTCCGTTGGGGTCAAATGTAAAGGCATATAGTTTATTGAATGTATGATGTTGATAACGAATTGGAAATTTGGAGGTAGAAGCTGCTTGATTTATATGTTTGCATACACAATAAGAATTATAGTTTTCCGATTGTGCAAATCTTGTACATTTTCCGTTTTGGTCATAAGTATAAATAGGTTTTGAAACAAACACATCAACAGATCGAACTATATCTTTCCAATTTTTAAGCATATCAAGGCGAGACTGAAGAACAACGGCACAATCAAGGTCGTGTATCATTCCACATATTCGAAGTTGTGCATCTGTATACTTTCCCTTTCCCGTCAGGTGTGTCCAAAAAACTTGCGGTGCAAGGTCTGATGAAGCAATCATCAGAATCGGAGCCGAGTGCATTGTCAATGTTCCATCGTATAGCCGATAGGCGTATCTTACAAAGAAAGGAAAAATGAATTTGCCCTTATTTGTAGACCTTTCAGCAATAAATTTATTGATATGGGCAAGTACTTGGTCTGTAATTCGCGTTTTATTGTTATCAGAGAATTCATTCCAAATGCTGCCTTCACTAATAGCATCAAATGATATTGAAAACTCATCTGTCCGAACCATTTCACCCTGCAACCCAAATGAAAGTGGGCATTCAGGTATTTTTGTACCAAGATATAAATATCCGTCATTATTTCCTTTCCATAGAAAATAATGCATACCGTCAGTTGACAAGATGAGAAGCGTATTGCCAATAGCTGTTACCTGATATACCTCGTTAAATGAACGAAGAAAAACAGGCTGATGTGCGTCAGAACCATTCCACCAACTGATAGAATTGTTGTTAAAGATGATATAGTGCTTGAAGTTAGCCGATTTATGAATATACATAACCGAATCACCACCTTTGAATTGTAATACTTCGGATGGCGGCAATATGGGTTTAAGTGCACCGTTTTCGGGAATAACACCTATCGATGTTGCCAAGTCCCCATCGGCGCACTCATAGTCCGATGGGTTGGCAGAATACCCGTTGTATTTTATTTCTTTAATCATATCTTTCTTACAAAAGGAGTTTGGTAATGATTGGTAGCAATGTGCCATGATATTGGCTTTCCTTAGGCTCTCCAACGCATAATCTCGCCTTGTCTGTTACACCCGACACATCAAGTATGGCGGAGCACAGCCTTTTAGATGAGGCTCTGAAATGTTTCCCTTGCCTATTGGATGGAAACACACATGCTTCATGCCGACCGCCGGTTGGTGAGCGGTATCTGACATAAAGATATAATTCTCCGTTCTCACTCATAATATCCAGGACATCACCTCGCGAGAGATGAAGTTGCTTGGCTATATGAGATGTAATGTCTATTCTTCCCGAAGAATAGAATACTATATCAGCCTTTCTTGTATTTCCTAATATACTTTCCATTGGGCTTTTCAATTTGATAATAGATGAGACCTTTGCTTGTATGATGTATAGACACAGACAGTTTGACTATACTATCACCGGGTAACCCATGCTCATAAAGCATAAGACCGACCGACGGGCACAGACTTTCAAAGCCTATGCACTTATACTTGTCATTATATTGAATATCGCATAGTTGAGTCGGTTGTCCGATATTTGGATTGACGGTGAAGCCGAAAGAATCTTGTCCGGCAATTCTGAAAACAAACACTTGGGCTGCATCGCCCTTTTTCGCCTTACCTTTGATATGGAGAAACAAGCGTTTGGATAGCGTGATTGAATTGTCGTTACCATCGGCAATCACATAGTAGTTACGTGACTGCCACCATGTTTTTAGTTTTTTGATAATCATAATACGAAAATAGAATGATTCACAGATTATTATGGTTTAACTTTTTACAGACGAATCGAAATATATCCGGCGTGAACGGAAAGAAACTGTTTCGACAAACCGGAATGACAGAGTTGTTTCGATTTCCAGTCGATGCCGGTTGGCGGCTTCTTTTGTTGCAAAAATGTAAGAACAGATTTCTTGCTTTGTTGTTCCTTTTGTTGCTACAATGTTGGCATAATATTTGCGTCCGAAAAGGAATGCCATGATTTCTTTTAATACAGTTGAGTTCATATTGTATGATTTAATCAGTGAATAAATTTGTCTGTCGGGGTTCTTTGGAAACGGAAGAAATTCCGGTAATACTATTTACACGTTCAATTTCTCCGTCAATTTCCGTTTCAAGTGCCTTGCATTTCCGCAAGTTTTGTTGGGTGCGACACTTGAAATAGTCTTTCTGTGCTTTGCGCATCAGGACTACCTTGGTAAAGAATGTTTTTGCATCCATATGATAAATACATTAAAATTCTTTATGGGTTGCTAATTGATAATCTTTCTTTTCTTCTTCTGATAGTTCGTTGTAGCAGCTTTCGCAAACAACAGGGTAACCGTGTTTTTCTTCAAAGTACACACCACAAAGTTGGCAACACCAACCGTCTATAATATCTTCTGCAATGCTCATGATTATTTCATTAATTCAAATTCATACGCCCAAACATAGGGATTGCTTTCCCAAGTGCCTTTACCGGAGACTTTATCTATGAGGGCGGCAAAGGCTTCACGTGGAGTATCAAATCCATTGTCTTTGTTTCCCTCAAATTCATAAAATATAGATGGCGGAAACTCATCATCACCCGAATCTTCATATATCCCTTCTTTCAAGCAATCTTCATCGCTAATGTCCTGTAAGCGTTCAACCTTACGATCTGTAAATTCAATATGGCGGGGCATTAGGTCGGCTTTCACAAACATTTTATTAGTCCAACCGGGATGTAATTTCAGTTCAGGCAATATAGAATCCAAGTATTCTAAGTAAGCTGCATTTTTCCCTTTTCTATGAAATCGGTCAACATCCATATAACTTTGCGCAATGGCAACAACTTCTCCAAGTTCATATTTCGGCAATATCTCGCCCATATCAAACTCCCTTTCATCTGCATCGTACATACAAGGAAAGCCAACTATCTCTTTATCAGAAGGACTTCTGTGTATATTGAATCCTGCGACCCATTCTCCTTTAAAAGTTCTAGGGCATTTGATTATTCTTCTCGTCATAGTCTTCCGACATTCCAATACGGCTTGGGTTAAGCCAAATTTATCCGAGAACATTATTTTCTTCATGATTATATAAGTTTTAATGCTTCTTGTATTCCAACTTCCAATGCTTCTTCATAGGTGGTGTCCCACTGACCGCCATCGTTAGGACCTTTAAATATTCCATCGGTTATATGAGTGCCATTATCAGCTTTGCATATATCATAGCCATAGCCGCAAGCGTTTCTAATGATGGAAATATGTAGGTCCTTGGTTTCACGTATCCATTTTTGGGCGATGGATTGTGGCGGTTGGGTACATACTTTTATCGGTAACTCACTATTTGTTCTACTGGTCGTATATTGTCTGCTATCTTCAACATTAATAGCAAGCGAATATGGCTCATTAAACCCTTTCTCTTTCAGAATCTTTGCTGTCTCTAATGTTACAAATTCTTCGGTCATGACTATTCATTTTTAAGTTCTTTCAATACCTTTTTCGCTATCTCATAGTGAGATAACTGCCAATCAGAACAAATATCATCCGCTTCATCATCGTAATGATTGGCGTATACGTATGAGTCCAATTCTTCCCTAAACTGTTCTCCGCATAATCCATTGTCATCACAATCATCGTACATTCTCAATTCATGGGCAACTTCCTTACATTCTTGATGTGTGATAAAGTCATACACGACTCCGTCATATACATTTGTCTGGCGAACATATTTTTGTCCCGGCTGTATCTTATAGCCACAAAACTCACATATATGCTCTTTCTTGGCTGTTGGATAAGTTTCTTTTAGTATTGTTGGCATGGTTATTCCTCCTTTTCTTTAAAGTGTTCGATTAGCTCTTCTACGGTAGCCTTGTGATAATGATTATCTCGTGCACAATCATCGTCATTGGATTTACAAAAAATCCATTCTCCTATTTCAGCATAAACTGTTGCTTCTCCATTGTCCGATCTATCCCAATGATTTACATCGCAAATAAACCACTGATTTTCATTTGTATCATCTCTCAATGCAGCAATAGCCAAGAAAAGTTCTTCGTTGGTTCCGCAATCAACACTATCGGTTTCGTCAGGATGTGGAATGTTACTGAAAAACTCAACACTATATAGACCGTATTCGGGTTCAGTGAAAATACATAAGTCTTCGTTAAGTTCCGCCCCAAACAATCTATATCCCAACTCCTCTAATTTCTTTCTAAGTTTATAGGTGCTCTTGCGTATAAAGCACGGTGTTGTAAATCCCATAGTTATTCCTCCTTTCCAACTTTAACATATCCGTTTTCAATGCACCAACACAGCATCTCGTAGGCTGATTCCAGAAGTGTAGGCTTACTAAAGAATGCAAGTTGAGTAATATCACCATCATCGTAAAATACGCTGACGCCGTTTTCATGGTAATATATGTATAATTCAAACTCATAATCTTCTGTTTCTATACGTTTCGGCAGCTTGTCAAGAATGTCCTGCAAGGTGTAAGCAGGGTATACATGATCTTCACTAAATAGGCTTTCACGCCAAACCGATAATTCCCAATCTGAAATAGGTATTTTACCAAGCATTTGTTTGTACCACAAGAGCATACTTGTATTTCTTAATTCAAGTCCAATCTCCTGTAAATGTTTCATTTGTTCAACTGATAATACTTGTTTTGATTTCATCGTTATTTCTCCTTCTTTACCAATTCAACTTCTGTCGGCTCTTCATCTTCCCATTTTACTTCGGGAAATAAAGAAGAATCTATCTTGTAGAAATCATGGGGATTGTCACTACATAATTGCCAACTTTCCGAATACTTCACGGGTTGCTTTTTATAAAGATACAAATCACCATCTTTGTCTCTTGCTATATACATATTCAATCTCCTTTCTCTTTAATCCGTTCTAGTACATCCCTGTTGACTTCGAGTATTTCATCGAAAGAGGGGATGGGCATCCAAGCTACAACATTATAGGTCTGCAATCCATACAAGAAGGAATTAGTATCTTTTGCGTAGTCTTTTTCTGTCCTATGAGATATATATACTTGTTTCCCATTATAAACTATTACTTTTTGGTTTAAAGAAGGCAGTTTATCTTCAACGCTTATCCACGGGGATTGCTTTGCCTGCCATTCTGCACCAGCTATGAAGTCTTCACTGCAATTACCCTTGCGTAGAACATAATTGTCCGCATCCACTTCTTTGAGAACGTTTCTCCGAAAATATGTTTTACCTATGGAATAATCTTTTGCCGCCTTTTCAATATCTTCTCGTTTCATTCTTCAACTCCTTTCGGTTTGTTAATCGGTTTCCAATGAGTGATAGTAACTTCAAATTCGGATTCATCAAAGTCGTCAAGATAATCTTCAGTCCATCCATATTCACCCCAAACAGATGTAAGATAACCAACTTCTACAATGCCTGTGGTTATTTCCTTGCACTCAGTCCTTAGCAAGCATGGGGTATTTCGTTCCGGCGCATCTTCCGTATTCTCTTTACACTCGTGCCATTCCTCGAACTCATTCCAACGCCTTGCTATCTCTTTGCAAAGGATGTTTGAACTTTCCACATCGCCCAAGTGGATTTCGGCTATTTGGTAATTCATGCCGTCCTTTATACAAAGTTCTGCGTCCAATTCATCAGGACCGAACACACGTTTTCCTCTTGCCGGGATGCAAACCATTTTCAATGTATCAGTATCTAATTCGCCTTTGGCGTATGTCCAATTCAGTTTTATTTTTGTCATAACCCAAAAATATTTTTGTAAAACTCAAAATTTCTGTTTTCTACCTTTGCATCTTCCGGATAATAAGTAGCGCGATGATACCATTCTTGATAGCATTTCGGGCAAAACCATTGATTTAACACAGCTATGTAATAGCCTGTAGATGCAGTTTCGTTGCAGTAGTCACAAATTCCCATTGCACCATATTGCCCTAATTCCTCTACAAGTTCTTTCCGACTTATTTGAATTACCTTGAATCCTTTTTTATTGTCTTTTATATTTGCCATACCATTCCTTTTTTATTCACAAAGCCCATAGTAGCTCATACAACTTGTTGCCACATCATCATCGAACAGAGAACCACCTGCACGTTTACTTTGTACATAACGAACAACATCGCTGATTAGAGGATATTCACCCTTATAATACTTAGATGAAATTTTATCAGGACCGAAAAAACTGCTGTTGAACTGTTGTTCGAGACCTGCAATGTAGCTTATTCTTTCTGGCTCTTGTACGCTGATATTGTAAATGTCTTGTTGTGAAGCCATCACGCAAGGAAAGCAACCAACACGTTTGTAGCCCATTCGGTAGAGCGGATTAGGCTGTATTCCATTTTCAAGTATATAGTCAATCACTTGTTGTGCCGACCAATCGAATACAGGACGCAATAGGTCATCAGCATATTTCTTTCGAAATGCCAATACATCTTTACGACGATAGGTGTGGTACTTGTCCTTACCATTCTTGTCCTTACCGTATGGCTGCACATAATACTTGAAGTACGTACATTGCTTGGACATTTCAGCACGCTTGGCACTCTCGGCAGCACGTATTCCTTGTATAATCAGAACATCATCGTTTACTTCATCGAGTATGTAGTCAATCATCGGAATGGTTTTCAATTCAGATGTGCAGAATCTCCGTTGCGAGGATGGCCAGCGTGATTTCTTTTTTGTCAAATCTACCATGCCGTTAAACTTCTTTGACTTGACGGTAATGAGATTTAAGCCCAGTTGTTCCTGTACTTCTTCGATATATTTATAGGTCAATGGGTGTTCCCAACCTGTATCACAAAATACTGTAATAAAATCTTTTGTTAGGTTATTACGCACCCAAAGAAGTGATGCAAGACTATCTTTGCCACCACTGAATGAAACTATTACTTTCATCCTTTACCTCCTTTCTTCAATTCTGCAATAAGAGCATCAGCACCGCTAATGCTCCACTGGGCTAACGTTTCGCTACTTGCATCCACACACTGATTATGTGAATTGGCTGAAAATCCTTTCATTATCTCTTTCGCAATCTCGTATCTGCGTTGTTCCCAGTCTATGGCTTTTTCAAATTCAAGTGCTGTTCCGGGCATTCTTCGACCGTCTTTCGTTATGAATGAACCGCATAAAACCTGCATAGTACCTGACGGTTCAACATCTATGACCTCGCCGGTAGCCTTTACTTTAGCTTTAAGTTTTTCAGCAGCTCTCATTTGTCTCGTGTGTTCTGCTACACAAGTTTTACACCTGTTAGGATATGATTTGCTGAACTCTGAAATATGCTTTGTTTGCCCGCACTCTGTGCATTTTTTATAAATTGAATTGTCCATGGTTATTATTGATTATAAGTTTCTTGAATAGCTTGGAATATCTCATACATTACTTGTGGGACAATCGCATTGCCATATGCCTTTATCGATTCCTGCCGCCACTTTGAAAAGGCAATACCGTCCAATCTGGTGGAAATCCCATCATCTCGGCTACAAACAGGGGATTGAGTTGGGAAGTTTTTCCACCGTTCTGCGAATGATGCTCTCCTAACATTACCGGCAGGTTGCACAGAGCATCCGTCCTCATTTTCCCATTTTTTCTTTTCAATGCTTGTGGGGAAACGGAGGGTTGATAGTCCCTCGCTGCTGGAGTAGGGAGCATCCCATTCACCGCCATTGCTGTCAAAGCTGTGCCCATTTGACTGTTCGGATTGTATTTCTTGCTGTACTTGTCCGCTTCCCGGGCATTGGGAGTAGGAAGCAACCGAACCATTCTCGCAAGTCCTACGCTTCCGTTCTGTCCGTTCTGATTGATTCTCCTCGGAGTCCCGTTTCTGGTCGTAACAAATTGGTCGTTCTTTCCAATTATCGCTCCGGTTGTTGCATCGCTCGCCATCGGAGTGGGAAGAAGCCCGAACGCAGCCCCTGACGAAAGGTTGTTGAGTTTCGTACCCGTTCTGTCTTTCGTTCTCGCAGCAGCTTTCATGGGGTGTTCCACCACTTCCACGGCACGTGGTGTCGGAAGCAGTCCTACCGGATAGAATGTTGTCTTCCCATTTTCGTTGCATACCTTTAACCCCTGCGTCTGCACGGTGGGCAATAAAGAAGACACGGTCTCTTCTGTGCGGCGCTCCGACGGCACAAGCCGGAATAACAACCGGTTGGACGAAATATCCTTCACGTTCAAGGTCGTTACACACTGTTTCGACGACGTATTCCTGCCGATGCAATATTCTTTTTCGGTCAACCTCTCCGAACAGAGATTCTTCACGTCCCAACGCAGTTTCACTGCCGGGTTGTACCATTGAGAGGATTCCAGCAACGTTTTCACCAACAACCCAATCGGGCTGAATCTCCCGTATCGCTCGTAGCATTTCCGGCCAGAGGTAGCGGTCATCTTCCGCTCCCTTTCGCTGTCCGGCGCAAGAAAAAGGCTGGCAGGGAAAACCTCCGGTGAGGACATTGATTTTTCCACGCCACTCTGTAAAATTTGTTTTCGTGATGTCTTCATAACTTTTGCTGTTTGGGAACCAATAATCAAGTATTTTTCTCCCGAACGGGTTTATTTCACAATGGAACATATTTTTCCAGCCCATTTCCTCGGCAGCTATTTCCGGACCACCGATGCCGCTGAACAAACTACCATGGGTAAACTTATTCTTTTCCATGATTACGGATTTTTTGTTTTTGCTACTTTAGTTGGTTCATAGTACTTGCATTTGTCTGTTCCCGGATTGTATGCTGGCCATACCCATTGCAAACGTGTATCGGGTGGATCGGGCAAATAGCGTTTACAACTCTTGCGGATTGAGCAGGTAACGCCCGAACAATAACTATAATCTGTATTCATCGTCATAATGTTTTTAATTAGTTTACTGTTTTCTGAATGACTGCTCATTGCCGAAATTGATGATTAGCATCATTTCACGGAAACGGTCTGCAATTCGTTCGTCGTAATATTCTGCAATTTCTTTTGCCGTAAGATTGGATGAGACCAGCGTACAGAACTGCTCTTCATAGCGAAAAGACAGCATATCCATGGCGGCGGTTACGTAATCGCCATAATGAATGCTTTCTTTCGGTTCGGAGCCGAGTTCGTCGATTGCGAGTATTTCGATTTGGCGCAGCCTTTTGTAGCGTGCCACATCGGAGGTGTTGTCGCGTGTGGGATTGTTATACGCTTTAGCCAGCAAGACGAGTTCTTTAGCCGATACCATCATGTAGCCGCGTATCGGATATGCATCCGCATTGCTGTTATACCCCTCATCAGAGCGCAAGTAGTTTATAAGGTTTTGCAATGCACGCAGAATGGTGGTTTTCCCATTTCCGGCATCGCCGCAAAGGAACAATCCGAAAGTGGAGGCTTCCGATGTAATCCAATTGGAAATGTCCCAAAGGTGCTTTTTGTATTGTTCGGTGGCATTAAATTCCCTATGCCTATGAGCAACTTCCACCCGGCACGCTTCATATAGCATAGCGTAAACTTGCTTGGCGGTATATGGCAATCTAAAACGAGTTACCATATGTTTTCTCTTCATCAGATTTGAGAAGATTACCTCTGCGTTGATTTCTGCTTTCGGGTCTAACTTTATCATCTTTTCTTTTATTTTTATCATTTACAATTCTCAACCATGCGTTGAAGTGCTGTTTGGCATCCTGTAAGGAAGAATGCCGGTCTTTCCCGTCTGCCAGGCATTGCACCCGGAAGTCGTCAAGACTGCTGCGCAAAGAGGAAATATTCGTTGCATGAAGCACTTGTAATTGGTCAAGCCAACACTCGTCTTTTTTCAGTTCGGCAATTTCTTCATCGATAGTCATGGAGTAAGGCTCGTATTGCAGTTCGTTTTGCACTGTTGTACTACCTTGTATCGTTTGTGGATTGTCATTCTTTCGTGGCAGTTTTTCAGTTTGTTTGGGCTTTCTTTTCTCGATTAGGTTATAATCCCCAATATAGCAAACACGACGGCACTGTACGCATATACGACTATACCTTTCCTGAATACCTTTAGAAGTCAATACTTTTTCAGCGTCAAACAATTCTTTTGAAAACAACCCCAGTGTCAGGCAGGTTTTGATTACTTCTGATATATATGCCTCCTCAAATCCCGTAAGCTCCGAGCAAATGAAAGGCAACTCTTTATCCCACTTCATATAATACCCACTCTTGTAGATATTGCAGAGCAGCAGAGCATATACCGTTATAGCTTTTCCACCTTGATACTTGATTAGTTTTCTTATTTTAAGGTCGTTAAATATATCTATATCCAGAGGGAAATAGTCAAGACCTTTTTTAAAAGTTCGTGCCATATCTGACTTTTTTAAAATTCATTTCTCAAATAATCATCCACTTCACGAATGAAATCATCTAGCGAAAAGCACAGAACATATTTGTATTCTCCGTTTTCACATATTATCTTTTGCCATTCTTTTTGTGATGGAGATTGATAGCCGCCTTTCTTTTTCATTTCAATGAGCAGCGCACCATAATCACGATTGCTTTTCAACAGAATCAAATCGGATACACCGGCTGTTACGCCCTCAGCTTTCAATTTGCCACCTGTAACAGTATCACGTCTTCCTCCGTTCGGCACAGCAAACAACCGGCCTTTTAACTTCGGATACTTCAAATTGAACCACTTTACGCAAGAGCATTGTATGCGATGTTCCTCATCGTCATATTTTTGCTTCTTTTTTCGTTTCCTTTCCATTTGAAGCATTTCCTCAAGTGTCATTGTCGCTTTGCTTTTCGGGTGTAACAATGGTGTCTTTTCCGGTCTTGTCTACTACAACTTTTTTCCCACCAACGGTTATCGTTGTCCTGCAACCTTCGGGGAGAGATTGTATGAAATTTCGTACAACAGGCGAATTGGCATTTTCACTGATGGTATCCGTAATGGACTCATCTGCGGCATATGGATAGACGTCCATAATGGCAGTTTCCGCTACCGATGCAATTTGGTAGTCGGCCATTGTGCCTTTCATACCCTCATCCAGTTTATTTACTGCATCACGCAAGTCGGCTGCTTGTACCAGTACGTTGGTAGCCGTCTTTTTTTCTGCTCCACTTTTTTCATCTGAGGTAATGAAATACAGCTTGCACTTGAACCAGCGGTCGGCACTGTCTTCCTCACAGGGAAAGAGCTCGCTATAGTTGGCACGTTTAATGTCGGAAACTGTAAACTCACCGGAAATAAAGGGTGTCATTTCTTCAATGATGCGTGCTTCCGCTTCCGTGAAGCTGAGCGCGTCAACCAGATAGGGTTCTGTTACTTTCTTGTTCATTCCGTTATCCATTGTCTTTTCATAACGGATTTTACATTCAAACCACGTGTGCATCATGAGTTCATTTTTTCTTTGAGTTGTTTACTGACTACAAGTTTTACTGTTCGTCTTGCCGGAATGATTACCGTTGTTCTCTTGTAGATATTACGGGCTTTCCTTTCTTTTGTGATATAAGTCTTGATAGTGCCAAAACCACGTATATAGACACTTTCACCTTTACAAAGTGCTTTCTCAATAGCATCAAAAGCACAATCTACGGCTTGAATAGCCTGTGAGCGACTAATAGTCGTATTGTTGATAACATGTTCAACGATCTCAATTTTTCTCATTGTTTTTATTTTTATTAAAATGATAGATCACTATTGTTTGGTCTACAATTCTCAGTTTTGTATTGAGTATTTTCAACTGATTTTTTCATTATGATTCTTGATTTAAATCCGCAGATAGAAGTAGGACGATGGCTGCAATGGCAAAACTCATTCCTAAAATGGCATACGTATATGCTTTAGAGGATTTGGATTCTAAAGCAAAATGAAAGTTAACAGCAAAAATGATGATATTCAAAACAATAAATATTATATCAAAATAGATTCTCATATTACTTCTTTATTTACTGGTTACTATTATTTTTCCTCATAATCACAAATGCTAATAGGGATTCTTGTTAAATGTTAACGAAAGCCCATTTGTAGCGGCTGTTATTTCTATCTCTGGATATAATCTTTCTATTCCATGGATAAACTCCGTAGCATTGCTGTTATTGTCGGACAGATGCAGGAGTAGAATGTTGCATACTTGAGACAGGTCATTGGCTTGCAATGTGAGGAGACAGTTATCATAGGACATGTGCGACTTAATGGTGCGTTCGTAGCGTTTCTTGTCAATGCGCCCGGCAGTGAAATTTGCATCAAGAATTTCCTTGCTATAATTGCACTCCAACATTACATTGTTAAGACCGGGAAATTTGTATTTTAGGAAATAGGTGTCTGTGGCAAACAGCACTGTTCCGCACTCTTCATGACGGATGAGGTATCCGTAAGGTTCCGCAGCATCATGTTGTACAGGGAACGGTATCACTCTAAATCCATTTATCACAACTTGTTCGAATGGCAACAGCCCTTTTGCCCAATAGCTGGAAGAGAAACCAAGCGCATGTTTTGTGCCTTGACTCATATAGCAAGGTATGCAGGCGTTTATAAAATCGCCCACACATTTGGCATGGTCGCCATGCTCATGGCTGACGATACAACCAACAATGCTGTTTAGATTGAAGTCAAGAACTTTTTTTACTTTGTTGAACTTAACTCCGGCTTCCACTGCAAGTACCTCACCAGTCTTTTCAGACTGGAAGAGGTAACAGTTGCCTGATGATGAAGAACCTAACACATGAAGTTTCATTTCAAATAGGATTAATAGCCCGGTCCATCATCCTCGGTTGAGGCTTGGTTTTCGGTACTTGTTTCACCTTGGGGCTCTTTAATTTCTCCTGTTTCAGGGTCAACACCTGCCGGAACTTCGTTGGAAACCGGAGCTACTGCATCATCAAAACTGATAGTGCCTTTGTTGGCTTGCGTGGAAATTTCTTTCGCAACCTGTTCTGTAACATCGACATAATCGGCGTCCTCTACATTTTCTTCAACGGTACGCATACCCATTGACAGTTCCGGTGAGTATGTAGAGCACCAGAACGAGGCGGCACGGTAACGTAACATCTGTTCGGGCATAGTACGCCACTTGCTGCCGTTTTTGCTATACCAACCCTCATCAATCGCCATTTGTATGGTAACGGCTGTACCACGTAAGGCAAGTGGTGATTTTGATGTAACCGGTTTTCCGTTCTCATCATGCGTAACACCTTTAGGAGTAGTCCATGCCACACACTTGACATTTGCCACACCGTTATTGCAAACTCCATTTGATGTCAATTCAAACTTCAGTGGTTCAAAGCGTCCACAAGTATTGATAGTGGCAATTAGGAACTTGGACGACCAAGATGGGCGACCATATACAATGTACAAGTTCTGCATTACCATAAGAGGGGATGCGCCAATGCGTGTGGCCACATCGAATGCGATTACGCAGTTGGCTACTGCTTCGGCTTCAGAGACCGTTTTTTTAGGTCCTTCTCCGGTCTTACCGCCAACAACACCGCCAATGCGGTAACTTTCGGGTACAAGACTGGAATTGGCAAACATGGTGGAGAAACGGTTGAGCGTTTCAATGGTTGTCGGGTCAAAGAAGTTGATGCCAACAGGAACGTTACTTTGATGTGTAACCGGTGTGATTTGTCTTTCGTTCATAATTCTAATAATTAAAGATTTAACTATTTATTTTACTGTTAGTTGACTGTCTGTTGTAACCTGCAAGAATATCATTTGTGCGTTGGAAGCAATGAATGTATTCACGCTTTCGGCACGGTCAATGAACATTGGAGCATAGACTTCGTAATGCCTTGCCAATGTGTTGGTGATGTCAATACCTGCGTTCACTTGCTTTGCTGTATTGCACGTACCATAGGACACACCATCAATTATAGGGATACATACTTCGTATTCGTTTCCGTCAAGAGTGGTATCGAAAAGTTTCCAGTGTACCATGCCAAACAGCGAGTTCAAACGGCTCTCACAATCATCAATGCGAGCTTTGGCAAACTTAGCAGCTATATATTCACGTTTCTCTATGTCGGCTATCTTCTGTGCGAGTTCACGACCTTCCTTTTCAAGACGCTCTATTTCTTTATCATAGTTGGCGATAATGGTACGGTTGTTTAGTTGGATTTCCAAGTTCTTAATAGCAGATTTCACCAACTCGGCACGTTCGGACAGTTCGGTATCTGTCTGAGTATATGTGATATTTGCTATTTCTTTTTCTATCTCATCCAAACGTTTTAGGTTTGCTGCATACGCAGGCAGCTCGTTTTCGTTGATGGCGGACGGTGCTGCTTTCGGGGTGGATTTCAGACGATCATACAGCCCTGCAATACATTCGTCAATGGCAGTAATCTTTTTGGAATGCTCTACAAGTTCTTCATTACGCCTGTTTAATTCCTCTCGGTATGATTCGACTTGTGTCGACAGGGATTTTCCACGTGATTGATTCTCTTTGAGCCTGTTTTGTTTATATTCTTCAAACTTTTGGAGAGCGTCTTGTATCATATTGTCGGGTAAAGGCTGGCCGCAATGAGGACAGATATTATCACCGGTGTACTGTGTGGCACGAATGGATGCCCATTCGGAACGTAATTCTTCAAGTCTGCTTGTTGTTCTAGTTATTTCTTCGTTCAAATACTTGATGCGTTCTTTTGCACGGGTAATGTCTATATTGCAATCCGATCGTTCGGAATGAATATTCTTCAACTCTTTCTCGATTTCATTACGTGTTTCGTTCTGCTTATCGGCTTCCTCCTGACGACTTCTCCTTTCTGCGGCAAGAATATCCTTCTGTTGCTGTTCGATTTGCCGTTTTTCACGGTTCAGCGCAGCTTTTTTATCGATGGCAGATTGCTTGCGAGCATCTTCAGAATGCAGAAGTTCGTTTATTTCTTCCAGCTCTTTCTTTTTGTCGGTGAGCATTTCTTCCAATGAGTTCCAATCCTCGGCTTCTGGTTTCATCTTGTCCGTTTGGTCGATACGTGGCTTGATTTCATCCGCTTGCATTTTTAGACGTTTTTTCTCTGCGGCAATCTGCCGACGATAATCCGCCAATGATTTGCCACTCAACATGTCTACGAGAGCGGTAAATTCTGCATTTCCCTGCGCCAATTCGTTGTCTGTTTTGGCTCCGGCAATGGACATTAACACTTCACGTTGAACATCTTGTTTTAACGATAGGAAATACTCGGTATTGGTTAGCATCTTGAAAAGGTTCTCATCAATGATTTCGGCATTTATACGTTCCTTATACTCATTGACACGAACAGGTACGCCGTCCCATGTGCATTCGGTGACATTCCCCTTGAACACTTCCTCTACTTGTCCACGAGGTTTGACCCATTGCTCCTTATACTCTCGTTTGATGGTAATTTCCGTTCCATCAACGACTAATGTTCCCTCTACGGAGCATTCACAATGCTGTAGGGGATTGCCCTTTTCGTCTGTGGTGCGCAAGTTGAAGTCTTTACGGTCTTTGCTGTCCTTGCCGAAAAGCAGCCAACAGAACGCATCCATGTGCCTGGACTTGCCGAGACCGTTACGACCACAGATACGTGTAACAGTGCCATCTGTATGGAACTGTGTTGTCCTTTCTTTTTCTCCACGCCAGTTGCGAAGCGTGATTGATTTTAGCTGAATTGCTTTCATCTACTTTGATTTTTAATAGTGAAAAAATAGTGGGAGGAACAGGATTTGAACCTGTGTCCTGCTGCATCTTGGCCATTTGGGTACGTACCGCCGCTCTATCCGCTGAGCTATCCTCCCTTATCATTTGAAATAGTCTTGTTGTAACCTTTGTAGTGTACGCAGTTCGATTGTGCGGTATTCAACTTTGCCCGGACGCTTGCAGGGGGTTATTTTACCCTGCTTGCGCCATCTATCCACATTGCCACGCCCAAACATAGCGTATGCTTTTCGCTGGCTGACCATTTCGGGGTCATTGTGTGTATCGGCAAGCATACGGACTACAGAGGACGCTACATCGCGGACGAAAGTGTCATAAGTAACGGATTTATCGGGAAAATCAATAGTGAGCATAGGATTACGGATTAAAGTGAATACTCTGCACGATAATTTTCATCGGTTTTAATGAAATATGTAAGCACTTTTATTAGGGAACGTTTAGAACCGGGCTTGGCAATAGAGTTAACCAGACTTTCTCTCTTTTGCTTGTCTGTAGCAATAAAGATGTAGCCCACGTGTCTTGCTTCCGGTTTAAGAGGCTTGATTTGAGAATTTAATTTTTTGAAATTGATAGACATGATATTGTAAGTTAAGAGGTTATTTGTTTTCATTTTGAAACTCCATCCATGATATACGTACCAGTTTCCATGTGAGAAAGATGAATACAGCTGATACAAGATAGCCAATGAACGATGCGATGTTTCCAAGTATGATATGTGCCACAATGCTGACAACCACCGCAAAAAGCATGATGCAGGATAGTATCAGTTGTGAAATATTTACAAATTTGTTCATGATGATTACAAATTACGATATTCTGATTACTGTTATGATACGCTTTTCTCGGTCCGTTTCTGTCTGGTACTTACGATTCAGGATAAGTCCGAGATCGGAAGCCTGAGCACGGACGCTCTTAGTCTTTTCAATGGGGAAAGTAACCGTTTTACCTACTTCCAAATCCGTTAAAGTTGGACGTACTTTTACTTGATTTTCTGCCATTTTATTTGTTTTTTATGGGTTATTGTTTAACTTTATAGTGCAAAACTAATATATTTATTCGTGGCGAACAAATATTTTCGTCATAAAATTTAGTGTATGCGAAATTAAATATTAGTCGACTAATTCAAGTTCCTGTAAATCATGAATTTAGAAATTGTTAGAAAATTGAGCGAAAACAGAGGTGGTGGATTAAAGAAACTTGCTGCTGATGTTGGAATGAGCGAACAAAATCTACATAGATGCATTAGAAACAATAAGATTCAAGCGGCAGACTTAGAGAAGATTGCTTTTCTATTAAAAGCTGACATACGAATTTTTTTTGATGATGAAGTATCAAGACTATCAAATAATACAGTTGAAACAAACGGCGATTTTAGTCCTGCTTCGATGATGGGCAACGTGTCTGTAGGCACAGATGCTATTCTTGTAGAACGAGTGAAGCATTTGGAAGAATTGTTGGCTGAAAAGGAGAGGTTGATTAAGGTTTATGAAAAGTTAGTAGAGGGAAAAAAATGAGATATATAGTTGGAATAATATGTCTTATTACTTCTTTACTGTTATGTGCTTGCAGTGAAGATGACGAGAAAGGCGCTGAACGCTATTCGGGTGTATTTTTGAGTATGGAGGCTATAGATGCTATTACTCCGGAAGATTCTTTTTCTGATGTCATATTGCATAATGTTGAGTTTGAAAAAGTGGAAGTAGGAAAAGGAGAGCCTATAGAAGCTGGTGATTACACTGTGAAGACAGAAACTACTTACGACTTAATCATGCGAGAATCCGAAGCTGATCTGTATATAAAAACAGAAAAAAGAACAGATAAAATGTTTGAGGCAACTTGTGTATATAAATATGTTTTTAAGCAGGGAACTTACGGAGTGATTGAAGTATCAGAAAATGCTATTACGGTCAACGGATATCCATATTGTAAACTTCAAAAATTTACACTAATACGTACTGAGCCAATTGGAGAAAAATATTCCAAACAAGATACAGAGACAGAAAATTACAAGGGAGTATTCTCCTGCAAAAGCAATGGTAGAAGCATAACTTTGTCAAATAGTGATTATATGTTTGAAGCCGCGCTTGGTGGTAACGAATGTAGGTTAACAGAATTATCTCCTGAACATAAAAATATCGGCACATTAGAAAAGCAATGAACGGAGAGTACCCATATTGTAAAACAGAGCCTTTTATGGATGAATTGAAAAAAGCCGCATTCAATGCTATCTACAAAGATGGTTGTGATAATTGTGGAGATTGGATAGATACATTGGTAAACTGTTATTCCGAAGAAGTGGTGGACGCTCTTGGGAATAATCCCAATGAGGTTTATGCAGAATTGGAAGATATATGGGAAACCATGGATTATGAAGACCCTCGAACCGGTATTTGCCTAACTTATCAGAATTGGGCAGAATATTTCACAGGGGAGTTTGCCCATACAATCTACAATGAATTGATTAAATCAAAGCAGGTGAACGAACGTAAATAATCCGTTTTAAAGCGTTCAAACCTTTAAGATGATTAAAAGTATCGTTTTTCGTATTTGTGTTGATTGTGGCTTATCTATTTGCCTTAAATGGGTAATATATCAAGACTGGTAGCGGCGAGTTCTTCGATAAATGGACGAAAACATTAATCATAATAGACAGATACGAAGAAATTGAATAAACGAATATTGTTGAGAAGTATTATATAACTCATTGAAAAGTATCTTATTTTGGCAGCGGCGCAAGCTGCAATAGAGGAATAAGTCCTTTAGACATAAAATTATAATATCAGGCTGTAATTACCGATTATCAGGTGGTTACAGCCTGAATTGCATTTGGACGGTTCGTACGTTTGACTGTAAAAAGGAAGCCAAAAGAACGGAAATGTTTACTCTATGTTTACCCCAAAAATCGCCATGTTTACCCCTGTTTACCCCGAAGTATTTTTATGGAATTTCAAACAATTAAAAAAAGAATGATATGACGACTTTTAAGGCAACGGTAAAGAAGCCGCGAAATGATGGCTTTTACACAGTTTACATTAGACTGACGCATTTGCGTAAGTCGAGTTACATCAAAACAAATAAAATTGTAGATGCGGAACACATCGAAAAAGATGGCGATTTGACAGACCCGGTAGTCAATGAGTATTGTGCAATGCTTATTCGACAATATACCGACCGATTGAATCGCGTTGATGCTACCCGCTGGAGTGTGAAGGAAGTTGTTGAGTATTTGGTTAAAGATGATGAGGATGTGTGTTTTAGCGATTATGCCAGGATTTTCATTAAGAAAATGGAAAAGGACGGGCATGAACGTAATGCAAAGAATTATAATCTTGCAGTTAGGCACTTGGAGCGTTATGTTGGAACTACCAATTTAATGTTTAGTCAACTGACCTCTACTGTTTTGAATTTATGGATAGAAGAACTGGGGCAAACGAATCGCGCTAAAGAAATGTATCCCACTTGTGTCCGTCAGATTTTCAAAAAAGCAATCATGGAGTTGAATGATGAAGAACGTGGAATACTTCGTATCAAGTTTAATCCATGGCATAAAATTCAAATTCCTAAATCTGATACGACTGTGCAACGTGCTATCAGTGCGGAAGCCTGCCGGGAGTTCTTTAATCGACCACTTCCCAAAACTAAAATGATTTCTTCTCTTCCCGAGTTGGGTAGAGACGTAGCTCTTCTTTCCCTTTGTTTGGGTGGTATCAATACCGTGGATATTTATGAACTCAAAAAGGAAGATTACCATGATGGTATAATAGGTTATAAACGAGCGAAGACTAAGAACAGTCGTAGGGATGAAGCTTATATCGAAATGAGAGTTGAGCCTTTTATTCAATCCACGTTTGACAAGTATCTTTCAGATGACAATGATATTTACTTGTTCAACTTCCATCAACGGTATAGTAATTCGGACAGCTTTAATGCCAATGTAAACATTGGCATCCGAAAGATATGCGCAGATATGGGTATGAAGAAAGAAAATTATTATTGCTATTATACCTTCCGACATACATGGGCTACTATTGCTCAAAATGATTGTGATGCTAACCTGTATGAAGTGGCATTCGGTATGAATCACAGCCACGGTATGAATGTAACGAGAGGTTATGTCAAATTGGACTTTACTCCAGCATGGAAGCTCAATGCCAAGGTAATTGAATTTATTTTCTTTAGCAATAAGAAAAGCAAGCAGGGAAAGGCACAAGATATTGAGGCATCTGCTGATAAGTTATTCCGCATCACCAAGAAAATGATGATATACGGGCGTGCCTATTTTAAGGGGAATGTGGTTGGAGAACTTACAGATATTGGATTTGATACCGTTGACGATGTGATTTCTGCATTAGTCATGCAGTTACCTAGAGACATACCTACTGGATGTACCGTTCAATTTCGCCTATTGAATTGCGATTCTCAGAAAGAAGTCGTATATGAAAGAAGCAAAGGCAAAGGTTTTTAGCTCTGTCAACTAAGGGAACAAGTCTTGCAACATATAGGGAAGAAATCCAAATTTACCCTACACCGATAGAGCCGTGTCAGTCATTGTGATTGGCACGGCTTTACTGTCTGTTTTGTCGAGAACGGTATGGTTGCCTATTCTCCCTACCGGTGAAGAGAGAACCAAACAACAACCTGCCGAGCAGGACAAAGAACGTCTTTACAACCCAAATCACCAACAGGAATACCTTTGTGATAATCCAGACCACCAACCTTGTCAGCCAATATAGGGCGAGACATACCGGAGCGAGATATAGAAATAACAATATATAGAACGGCATAAGCTTCAATTTTACGTTTTCACTATCCTCCCGTAAGGGGGGATTTCCTATATAAAGGTATTAAAAATCAGCGACATATTATAATTTTTGCCCCTATATTTTAAGTGAAAATAGAAACTTTTTTACTTGATTTTCAAGAATTTGAAAGCATGGAACTTTAGTTATGAACACCAACCAAACCATATCTTCGGGTTATTCAACCCAAGGTATCTACAACATGAACAATTCCGTTTCTTGTAGCTGTATGCTCTACTATATAATAATGTATAGGGAAGCGTATTACTCGAAATATTCCATCATCCGATACTTTCTTTCCCTTGTGTTGTGGTTAGAGAGAACCATTTTCATTTGAAACCAAACTATCGGGAAAACAATAACTATGCAACCGTAGTCATTTGGATTATTCTAACTCGCATTTCCGAAACCTATCCACCGTGAACATCCAGGCGATGGAATACAGGTAATCTTTCTATTTCAGTAACTCGATATTGAACGCAATGTATTCCGAAGCTGATTGGATATGCTATCCGAAAGCCATTCTATCAGATAACCAAAGTATCGAAGTCCCACAAACTTCGGGTGCATATATCTTCGGTTTGTCGGATGCTGCCTTTCAAAGAAAAGTGTTGCGCATTTCTTCGCAAGGCGGTTTATGGCGATAATTTTGGTGTGATAAAGACCCGGGAGACCTTGACCTGCGTTGCAGGATTTGTCAAGCAAGTTGTACCCTTGTCATTACAAAACGATGTTTCGTACTGCCGAGGGTGACTTGCCGACTGCCTTGCATCGGGGCGATTTTATCGCTGTTTCGCCCTGCGAAAAGGTGTCCGGGAAATCGAACAACAAGTAACCCCAATGTACGATGAACCAAAGAACAAAACATTTCCAACTCCGTCTGACCACGGATGAAGCCATCCGTTTGAAAGAGAAAGCGGCATCCCATCCATCCGTAAGTTGTTACATCCGAACAGCCTTGAAAGAATATTCCGACATAAATGCCAAACAGAGGCTTGAACTCATCAACGACCTCGGTGCGTTTTACCGGAAATTCCAAAATGAATTGTCCTGGGCAGGCGGTAACCTGAACCAGTCAGTCAAGAAAGCCAACGAACTTTCGGTAGCCGGGTTACTCAGTCAAGCCTACCTCCAAGAAGTCCTGTTACCCGTTATTATGGACACACGAAAGACCTTGGACGAGATAAAACGGGAACTATATGCCGTAACTAAAAAAGCCACTAAACTTTAGGCTTTCGGTTACTTGAACCGTGAAACTTCGGTTCATAGAGATTCAAGATAAACAGATACTATATTCAAATGACTACAAGATGATAGCAACCATATTACCCGGCAGCACGAACTTCCATGCCGTCGGTTACAATGAACGAAAAGTCGCGAAAGGAACGGCACGACTGCTTGAGATGAAAAACTTCGGTGCACTCGGTACATTCGGTAAGCCCACCCCGGATGAACTGGTCAGTTACCTCATGGAATACACCTCCCGGAACGACCGGATTCAGAAAGCGCAGTTCCATGTCTCCTTCTCCTGCAAGGGACATGAAATGTCGGAAGCCGAAGTGCTGGAGTTCGCCCACCAATACCTCAAAGAGATGGGCTACATGGAAGAAGGACAACCCTTGCTTGCCTACTCCCATTATGACACTGACAACACCCACGTCCATATCGTCACTTCCCGTATCGCCCCAGACGGCAGGAAGATAGAACACGACAACGAGCGGAGACGGTCGCAGGAAGTGATAGACCGAATAATCGGTAACGACAGGAAGCAGAAAACCCGGGAAAGTGTGGAAGCCGCCAAGGAATATACTTTCTCCTCCTTCGCCCAGTTCAAATCCGTCATGCTCTCCTTAGGTTATGAAACCTATCTAAAGGACGATACCGTATTCATCAAGCACGGTGGCAAGGTTCAGCAGAAAATCCCTTTTGCTGAAATAGCGGCACTGTACAAACCGGGAAACCGGGACCGAAACCGCTGCCGCCAACTGCGAAGCATCCTCAAAAAGTACCGGGACGTAAGTGCCAACAAAGAAGAACTGCAAAAGGAACTGAAAAGCAAGTTCGGTATCGACATTGTATTCTTCGGCAGAAAAGATTCCCATTATGGCTACATGATAGTTGACCATCATAACAAGACTGTCATCAACGGTGCAAGGGTACTGGCGATAGACCAACTGCTGGACTTCGCCACCCCGGAGCAACGCTTCAACCGCATCGAGGACTTCATTGACAAACTGTTTTCACTCAATCCCAAGATAACACAGGCAGAGATACATGAGAAACTGAGAAAACAACACGCCTATATCAAGAAAGGTGTCATCTACTTCCACGGAGAGACACGACCACTGAAACCCTACATGGCAGAGGCTATAGATAGAAACAACCGTATTGCATGGGTGGAAATGTTCCAACCTACGAATGAGCAGGAAAGAGCCCTCCTTTGCAAATTCTATAAGGTGGACAGCCCGGAGCTTGTCACCCTCCAGCCGAAAAAGAACCAATCCTATGCCAATACCGTCAATCGCCTGCATGAAATCTTCGATGATGAAAGCATCACCTATGTCAGAGGCAAGCTAAAGGAAGAAGGTTTCATCATCCGTCAGGAAGAGGATGCCACCTATGCCATCAACTTTCATAAGCATATTCTTGTCAACCTGAGCGAAGAAGGCTTTGACTTGAACCGACTGAAACCGCAGCAACAAAGCAAGCGGCAACAGCAACAGCAACCGAAGCCAACGAACAACCATGCCTCCCACCTTGTCAAGTTACGGGACAGCAAAGACGGAAGCCGCAGTGAAAAACGGGAATGGGAAGTCGGTCAGAAAAACGGGTATGGCGAGGTGGATGACGGTCGTTCCCTGAAAAGATAGGACTTCCTGCCGTAACCTTTTCGGTCACTATGAACCCGGATACCCCGGTACTCCATGTCGGAATGTCCCCGGTTATCCCAACCCGAAGCGCAAAAGTGTTGTGCATTTCGTTTTCCGAATACCGCTGTAATAATTTTGCCCGAAAATTATAAAACGAAACGGCATGATACAAACACCGGTCATAGTGACATTCGCCAACCAAAAGGGAGGTGTCGGCAAGACCACCCTCTGCGTAACCTTCGCCAACTACCTAGTGACGATGGGTGTCCGTGTCATCGTGGTCGATTGCGACTTCCAGCACTCCATCGTCAAATGCCGCAAGGCGGACATCAAGAAGTACGGCGAGCAGCACATGCTTTATGAAGTGGTCGCCTACGAAGCCACCGACAAGGACGGCATGACCTCCCTGATGGAAAAGCTCCATAATGATCCGAGCATCGACGTGGTACTGATGGACTCTCCCGGTAGCCTGAAAGCAGGCGGATTGGTTCCGATGTTTGTCAATTCGGATATCATCGTTGTGCCGTTCCACTACGATTTGGTGACAGTGCCTTCCACCGCCAGTTTTCTTATGTTCATAGACCGCCTGCGCAAAGCCGTGGGAGAACGGATGAAAGCCCGGCTCTTCATTATCCCCAACCTCAGTGACGGCAGGGTCGGCAAACGCTCCGAACTTCTGGTATGGGAGAATACGAGGGAGACCTTTTCCAACTACGGTTATGTCACCGCCAAGATGCCCAAACGTGCGGACATGGAACGGTTCAGCACGATGGCCGCCCTCGATATGCAAGGCAGCATCGTCGCACCGATATTCAGTAAAATCTATGCCGCCATCTTCGATACGGAGGCACCGATACGCAAAACCGAGTTGACGGGCATCCAACTGACGGAGAATCTGAATCCCGGACAAGAGAAGAAAAAGGAATCAACAATAGATAATGAAAACGAATAACTATCACCCATAATAACATCACGCAATGAAAAAAGACATTCCCGAAATAGAAGACCTCATAGCAGGCATCAATGACCCGGATGTAACCTTGGGCACAACACCCCGGACATCAGAGGGAGAATCTCCTTTAATCGTATCATCACACATTCCGTCAGGAGAATCCGCTTCGGTTTCCGATGATGACAAATGCTGGCAAGACTTCCTTTCCCTTTTGGAAACGGATGAACTGACCACGGACAAGAACGATCGCCTTGTCTGTAAATTAGACCGTGACCTTGCGGATTCCCTTGACGATTGCGACATCCATAACCGCAGTCGTTCCGACCTGGTGAACGCCATCGTCCGGGCGTTCTTCACGACCTACCTTGGTAAACTTGCCAAATACCGCCGGGAGAAGAAATCTCTGTTTGTAAACTTCAAGGAGGAATACGATGGGAAAGATTAAGTGGAGCGACCGTATGATTGCCGCTCTGTGCGAACTTTATCCGGTAGAGACTACTGCCTATACAGCCAAAGTGGTGGGCATGAGCGAGACGGCAGTCAAGAACAAGGCAAAGGAACTGGGCATTGTCAAAATCGCCAAGCCCCTGTGGATGGAACGTGCCGCCCATATCAGCAGCCATTTCCACACGGACTCCTTTTCGGAAATGGCGAGGGAATTGAGAATAAGCAAGACGAGTGTCAGCCGGATTGCTGACCGTTTAGGGCTTAAACGCTCCCCAACGGAACGCTACGACATCACTTCCCGTGTCCGTAGCGACATGATACACCGTGAACGCCGCCGTGTCATCTTTGGGCTGGATCCCATCACACGGATGAAAGTGGTTTCCAACCGGGCAAGGGTCAGGCTCCGCTCACTGTTGAAGCGCAAAGGCTACACGGTGGGTAGTGAACGCAATACCCTTTACTATGCGGAAGGAATCAAGCGAAGCGAGCGGCAAGAGAAGCGGGGCATGAAGTTGGGACTTCAATTCCTTCCCATTCCAGCAAGTATAATGACAGTATCAACCATCATATAAATAGACCATGCAATACGGACAGATTGTATTTCTTCTTTTCATCTCATTCCTGTTTTACTATGCCGTTCTGATAGTCCTTGACATCCAAAAGGCAAAGATGGCACAGGCAGCCGAACAGGAGAATCATACCGAAGAAGAAATAGACATATCGGATGAAGCACAGAGCTTCAAACCTATAAAGGTAGGACGTGACGAAACTACGAAACAGCAGACAGAAAACAACTCTGAGGCTGTTAGTGATGATGGCAAGCAAGAACCGGACAAAAGGCGATACCACCATCCCGATTACCGTGAAGCCATCATGACCGATGGCATCCTGGTGGATAACCTCATAGAGGAAATCAACCGACTGGCGGAAACCGGTACAAGTGACCTCGGCACGGTGATATTCAACTGTGAGAACGCCCTGTAAGCGGAACTTACCCGACATATCATATATACAAGGCTAAAAAGCCTTCCCGTTCCTTTAGCGACACCTGTTCCTTTAGCGATAGAATCAAGTAAACGAATAAAAACATTTCATCAAATGAGAAGTATCAAATCAATTATCAAGGGTGCGGTACACCGCATCAAAGAGTCGTGTCTGGCGTTTGGACGAAAGGCCACAATCGCTTTCTGCACATTCACATTCGCCGTATCGGAGGTGATGGCGGGAAGTAAGGGTGCGGCGGGTTTTACCAAAGCCACGCAGGAAATCAGTTCGTATGAGACACCCGTTTCCAACCTGATGAAAGCCATTGCAGCCGTCATCGTTCTGGTCGGTGCGTTCAATGTCTATTTTAAGATGCAAAACGGCGATCAGGACGTCAAGAAGACCATCATGCTGACCATTGGCGGCTGTGTCGCCTTCATCGCATTGTCCGAAGCATTACCGTTATTTTTCAAATAAACGACATCGAAGATACAGACATGGCAATGAATCCGGAGGGCTATCCCGTTTTCAAAGGGCTGCAAAAGCCGTTGGAGTTCATGGGCATACGTGGACGTTTCCTTACACTGGCGGCAGCAGCCGTCGGCGTGTCATTCGTCGGCTTCATCGTGTTTTCCATCGCACTGGGGAAACTTGCCGGGTTCATCGCCATGCTTGTGATGATAATAGCCGGGCTGGTCACCATCTACATCAAGCAGCGTGGCGGACTCCATAACAAGCGGAAGGACAAAGGTGTCTTTGTCTATAAGAGCCTGCGAAAGAAATCCTGATTACGAAACAACTAATACATACAAGCAAATGGCACAGATAAGAAAGAAGGTATTTGACGGGCTATATGCCCAACTGGAAGAGACAGACGGCAATGTCGTCCTTTTTTCAACCAAAGGGGAACCTTCCGTCATCTTTGAGATGACCAACCCGGTTCAACAACTCTGTACCGATGCCGGAGAGTACCTTCTCTTTCAGGATGTGCTTTCCAATGTGGTGCAGACCCTTGGCGAGGGCTATGCCTTGCAGAAGCAGGACATCCTCTGCAAGCAAGCCTACCACCATGAGGTGCCGGAGGATGCGGAGTTCCTGACCCGAAGTTACTTCAACTATTTTGAAGGGCGTGAGTTTACGGAGATACGCACCTACCTGATTGTCACGCAGGAGGTGGTTCACAGCCAGTTCGTGCAGTACGACCCGAAGAAATGGATGGAGTTCCATTCCAAAATATCGAAGGTGGATGACATCCTGACCGAGCGTAATATCCGCCACCACAAACTTACCAAGGAAGAGGTGGAAGAATACTGCCACCGTTTCATGGCGTTCCAGTTCCGTCACGGTTCATTCTCCATGACCAACTTCAAGGCATCGGACGAATACCTGAAAATCGGCGGTCGTATAATCCGTTCCTTCCCTTTGGTGGACATAGACGAGATTAACCTCCCGTCCGTGGTAAAACCATATACCCAGACGAACATCAACGACTACGGCATCGCCACTGACTTGTTGTCTTTCCTGACGAATATACCACATACCGATTGCGTGGTCTATAACCAGGTGATACAGATTCCCGGACAACGCAAACTATTACGGAAATTGCAAGCCAAAGCCAAACGTCACGCCTCCATGCCCGACCCGAGCAACAAGATTGCCAAGGCGGACATCGAGGAAGTGCTGAACCGTCTGGCTGTAGATAGTACCCTGTTGGTGAACAGCAACTTCAACATACTGGTCAGTTGTCCTGTGGACAAAGTAACCCCGGTAACGTCCTACATCGAGACGAAACTCTACGAGTGCGGTATCATGCCTTCACGAACAGCCTACAACCAGTTGGAACTGTTTACTGACAGTTTTCCCGGCAATGCCTACACATTCAATCCCGATTATGACCTGTTCTTGACGCTCTCCGATGCCGCCTTGTGCCTTTTCTTCAAAGAGCATTTGAAAGGTTCAGAAGATACACCGTTGACAACCTACTATACCGACCGTCAGGGACTTCCCGTCTGTATCGACATCACCGGTAAGGAAGGCAAGGTCAAGATGACGGACAACGCCAATTTCTTTTGTATCGGCCCAAGCGGAAGTGGTAAATCGTTCCACATGGAAGTTTCAGAGGTCAAAACGGAGACAAACGGCTGCAAAATCGGGTGTTGTAAAACCTTGATTTACAGCTAATATGTTTTAACAAACGGAAAATTCGGCTATTGGCGTTTAGTCCTTATTGGAGTATTTTTGTACCGCAGTTGTACCACGTGGGAGGGGTCACACGGCACGACAACCTTTCAACAACGTACAACAGCTTTCAACAGCGTGCAATTAAATTTCTTCGATAATGGACCGTCATAATGAACACAATTTAACAGGTCAGCCCGGCTATGGCTGGGATATGACAGACAAGCCTTTCCTCACTATCAGGGAAGTGGCAGACCTTCTGCAAGTGAGCAACCGCACCGTGTACAACCTTATATATAACGGTACGCTCCGGGCTTGCAGGCTGACATACCACATTACGCTAATCACCAGAGAAGATTTCTTCCTGATGATTAAGGAAACAACCTACTGCAAGCGGAGCGTATCAATCTTCGCAAGGCAGGAGAAAAAGACTAAAAAGAAGAAAATGGACGGTAACAGACAGAACATAGAGAATACGGAACTTTCCCGACAAGAGGGAAAGAACAAGCCCAAGGGCAGCCCGAAAAAACGGCAGCTCATTCCGGCGGCAAACTACAAGCAGTCCGTGCGTGACACGTTCACGGACAGCGAAAGTGCCGGAAACGACCTTTATACAATGGCGGAGATATGCCAAAAGTTCAGTTATACCTACGGACGCTTTTACAATCTCCGTATGCGTTACTCGATACCCTGCATCAAAGCCAACGCCACCAAGTGCTTTCCCAAAGCGGAGGTGGACAAGGCTATGGCGGAGGAGGCGGAACGCTTGGGCAGCAACTTGTCGGAGCACTGGTATTCCTGTTTCGACATCATGCGCCTGTTCGGTCTGGGCAAGACCCAAGTCCGCAGGTTCGCCCTCACCCATGGGGTAAGGACAAAGCGCATACACGGCAACCGCCTTTACTATCTCAAAGCCGACTGGGACGCAGCCCGGAAGATAGCGGAACGTAAGAGCGCAAGCACGAAAGCCAAGAGAGAACAGGAAAATGAATCAGACAACAATTAAATACATAACCGAT